CGTCGTCCGGCCGCAACCGCCGGCGCAGGCCGTGGACGCCGGCGTCATTATCTCGAACAGTGCGTCGAACGGCGAATGGAGCTGGCTCGACGATCCGGACCTCGAGTGGGCCGGCGTCGTCGGCGAGATGTTTCGTTGCCCGTACGGCGTTCCTGGCGATCGCCTGTGGGTGCGCGAGTCGTTCTCCATTCGCGATTACGACCTAAGCCGCCTCGAGAACCTCGATCCGATGGCGTGGTACTGGGCCGAGGGGAATCCGACCGCCGGAAACTGGACGAAGCCGAGGCCGTCGATTCATATGCCGCGATGGGCGTCGCGGCTGACGCTCGAGATCGTTAACGTCGGCGTCGAGCGGCTAACGCGAATCCGCGCTTCCGACTGTTACGACGAAGGGATCCGTCGGCCGGCGCCGGGCGCGATTGGGAACGAGAAGGTCGGCTTCGAGAATGCGCAGCGCGCCTATCGCGAGCTTTGGGACGATCTAAACGCCGCCCGCGGCTTCGCGTGGGATACGAACCCGTGGGTGTGGGTGCTCACCTTTCGGACCGTCGTATGACCTTCCGTCCCTGTCCGAAGCCGGAGGCAACGCAGCCGAAACCTCGGAAATGGTTGCCGAAGAACCGCACGCCGATTGCCCGGAAGACGTTTCTCCCGCGCTCGACGACACGCATCCCCTCGATGAACCGCCGGGCGACGGAACGCCGACAGCGCCACTATCGCAAGGTGATTGGGTCGGCCTTTAACAAGGAGCTGCGATACAAGGCCTACCTGCGCTCGAAGGGCTTGTGCGAATGCGATGAATGCCGCGAGATCCGGAAGGTGCTGACGACGAACTATATGAAGGGGCAATCCTATTCAACGGAGTGGGAGACGGAGCGGGTCGCATTGGCCTTCGCAGAGATCCCGTGCTGGTTTGTGAAAAGTGGGGGCGAGCCGTGGCGCCGGTTCCGGTCGAGAGACGGAGAAACCCATCACACCGGATATCGGTTGTTCGGTGATGAGAACCCCGCCGAGATCGACCTCGTGCAGTTCGCTTGGAAACAGTGCCACCAGCGTATCGAATCCGAACACGGCACCCGTCGTCGTTTTCTCAAAGGCAAGTAAAGGAGCCCTCCGCATGACAGACCCGAAGACATGGACAGCCGCACAATGAAAACTCACTACGTGGGCGCGAACAACGGGGCGCACCGCTTCGAGTGCGATGCCGAGCTTCAAGTGGTGGCCGAGAATCTTCGCGAGGATATCCGGCTCATCCTTCAGTACCACCTTGACCATCAGCCGTACATAGACGCGGACGGTACGCATGGGCATGGTGGTGGTGTGACGGGCTATGATGCCGCGCAGGAAGAAGCCACGCGCAACGGATGGCTCTCGCGCTACCGTCCCGAAGATGCGAACGGGCGAGCGTGCAGCGGAACCATTCTCACGGTGCTCAATCACACGGGCGCAATCGTGCTTCGCGAAGCCAATGCCGCACGCGGAGACAAAGCCACGCGCCTTGTGTGGGGCATCAAATATTTTGGTCACGGCGTAAAACCTCTCCACCTATGCGGGCCGTACATCGTGCCGCTCTCCGATCCCGTGATTCGCGACGGGCACGGCCTCTACATCGAAGTCGATGCAGTGCGCGGCGATGTTCGTGACATTCAGCCCGTGCGGCGGAAATCCTTTTTCGAGAGGGTACTTGGATGACCGACGAAGTGAAGTCCCCTCCCGTCTCCCGAGCGCCGCAGGGAGGAATACCGACCGTGAACTGGAAGTTCGACGCAACCGTTCAGGCGGCGGCGGCAGAAGTTCAGACGGCCATCATGCAGTGCAAGCAGGGGAAGATGCACTATCCGAGCGCCGCGCTCGACGCACTGTGCGAAGCTGTCGCTGACCACGCCACCCCGCCGCCTTCACCGCTGGACGAGCGCGAGACGTGCCAACAATACACCGAGTATTGGTTGCTGAACCGAGCAACGAGCGTGCATCGTGTGACGGCGGAAGTCGTGCGGGATATGGCGGCGAACTACGATCTCTACCTGAGTGCCCTGGAATATGGAACCAACAAGGCTCAGGCTGTCCCGCTGGCCGCCCCCCGCGAGACACGGGGAGAGCCGACAGCATGGGCCGTGCGCGACAAGTTCGGCAAGGTGATTGGTGTAGAGGAAAATCCGCACCGCGCCGATGACATGATGCTCGCCTTCTGTCTCAACATTCAGAACCACTCCCGCACGCCGGTCGAAGTTGTTCCGCTCTACTTGCATCCCCGTTCCCCGTCCGAGGACCAGCGATGAGCACGTTCAGCGCGAGGATTGAAGTCCCCTCCGGCAACCGACTGTTTATCACGGGGCACAATATCTACGACGCGCCATCGGTGACGTTCGGCGGCAAGGAAGCGAACATCGTCCGGCGCACCAAAGGCAAGAACGGTCGTCCTGACACGCTCGAAGTTGAGTTTGCCGACTCCCAGACGGAGACGAAGACGTGAGGCTGAGAATCGTTCCGCTCACGTTGGCCGAAGGCAACCAGTTTGTGCGCCTGCACCATCGGCACCACAAGCCGGTCGTCGGATGCAAGTTCGTGATCGGGGCGGCAGACGAGGTGGGCGAAGTGCGGGGCGTGGCGCTGGTCGGTCGGCCTGTCTCGCGGATGCTGGATGACGGCTACACGCTCGAAGTGAACCGCGTGGCGACCGATGGAGCCATGAACTGCTGTTCGCTGCTCTACGGGGCCGCGTGGCGCGCCGGACGGGCGATGGGCTACCGGCGCATGGTGACGTACACGTTGCCGAAGGAAGGGGGCGGGGCGCTCCGTGCCGCTGGGTGGCGACTCATCGGCCAAGCGGGCGGCGGTGAGTGGGGCAATGCGAAGCGCCCGCGCGTCACGCTTCATCCTGAACTCAAACTCCGATGGGAAGCCTGAGCGCACGTTGAGTGAGCTTCACAACCGCAGCCAACTTCAGATCAGTTTAGCGTCTAAAAGTAGTGCTGTAACGCCCTCTCTTTGATGGAGTCCCAGACCCCAATGACTGACAAACCGTATACCGCTCGGCAGGTCGCAATGGCGATTGCCGCAATGGATGAGCCGATGGGCGTCACGGTGGTATTCAATGCCGACGACTATCCGGTGAGCGTGCACGAAGACGCGAAGGAAGCCGCGCAGATGTGCGCACACTATGACGCCAAGAGCGGTCCGTACAAAACGCTGACGATGTGGGGTGATCTTTCTTCTGCGAGGAACGTCTGATGACTAACGACTCTCCCCTCCCCGCCTCCCCAGCCCCAAGCCGCGCCGAGGAGCCTGAAATCGAAACGGTGCTCTGCTGGATCGACCGGCTTCGTGCGGCGGCTGGTGACTGCGCGATTCAGTTCGGCCTCGCGACGGGCAACATGCAACTTCGCACGATCGCGCAAGAGCAGGAGCACATCTACGACGCCATTGGGAACTACCTCGAATCACGGTTCGGCTCACGTTCAGATCATTTGGCCCGCTTCCCGCAGTTCGGGGGCGGGGCATCAGAACGGGAATCGGCAGACAAGGAACGGCTGGACTGGCTGAATGCGAACGGCGAAGAAGTCACGCTCGGTATTGGCGGGACTGAGGATGACGGCTTCTGGTGGTGCATTTCAGAGCGCAATCGTGGCGGCACTGTCCGCAGCGCCATCGACGTAGCACGCAATAAGTCCCAGTTCGGGGGCGGAGAGGACACACCGAAGTGAAGCGCATCAAACTCGCATCCTTCGGCACACGCCTCACGAAGTTGCGCGAAAATGCCGGACTGTCGCAGAGCGGGTTGGCGCGGCGCGTCGGGTCTTCGCAGTCGGCAATCTCGCAGATCGAAGCGGGCGACCGCAGTCCGTCGTACGGGATGCTGATTCAACTAGCCGATGGCGTGGGCGTAACGATCTCATTCCTCGTGGGCGATACCGAGGGCACGCGAGAGTCGGCGTTGATCGCTCGCATCACCACACTTCCACGTTCTGCACTGCGCGAACTGGACTCCTATGTCTCTTACCTGAGCCACAAACATGGATAACTCGAAGTCTGCAGCGGGGGCCGGAGGGAACGGCGGAGACTTCAAGGTGCCGGAGAAGCGCGCGAGCGATGAAGGGTGCGTCGTCTGCACGCACTGCGATATGATTGTCGGCTACGCGAGCTATGAGAATCGGGCGAGCGTGTGGGCCGAAATGCTGGCACATGAGCGGCACTGCCCGAAGAATCCGCTCGCCATCGAACTGGCGGAGATCGCTCGCGGCTTCGGCAACGTGTCGGCGCTCGACGGCCTCACGCTCGCGGAGAAGGCGGCGAAGTGCGTCAGGATGCTGGCCGCGCTCAACGCTCCGGCAGAACTTCCGCGCTCCCCAGCCTCCCTCGACGCGAGGCCGTCCGAGAAGTCAAACGTCTTGCAAGCACTCGAAGCGAGTCAGGGCGGCTATACCGGCGATCCTTGCGTGAACTGTGGGCGGATTCGCGTCGATGCGCGCACGCTCACCTGTGAGAAGTGCGAGGTCCACCAATGCTCTGAGGCAATCTCGATGCGTGACGCAGTGGCCTGCATCAGCGGCGTCTTGCAGGAACTTCGCGTTCCGGCTCAGCCGCACCGCTTCAACACCTCGTTCGAGCAAGCCGCCTACTTTCTGCGGAAGTGCAATGCGGCCATGCTCAACACGCCCGCCCCTCCCGACGCGAGGCCGTCCAATGGCTAGCACATCGAAGCTGAGGCCGAAGGAAGCCAAGATGTTCCGCGACTTCGGCCGAGCGTTGCGGAAGAAGTTTCTCGCGAAGAAGGATGCGGGGAAGTCAGGCTGGGATGCGCCGGATTGGATGGAGGAGTGCCGCGAGCAACTCGCCGCCCATCTCATCAAAGGTGATCCGCTCGACGTGGCCTTGTTCGCCGCTTTTCTACACTACCACGGAGAGCGTACCAATGCGTGACTATCGGAAGAAGCCTGTCGTGATTCAGGCGTACCAAATGCACACGGCGAACGATGCGGCGCAAGGCGTCTGCACGGGCGGCGCTGATTGTGCCGGACATGGGCCAGACGGAAGCCATCCGCACATTCACACGTTCGAAGGCGATCACACATGGACCGCTGGCGATTGGGTGATTCGCGGCGTCAAGGGCGAGTTCTACTTCTGCAAGCCGGATATCTTTGCCGCCACCTACGAACCTGCTGAAGTGTCTCAGCCGCTCTGTTGGACGCTGCCTTGAAGTGCCAGCCCGACGCGGCGCGGACGCGAGAGGGAGAGACATGACCGAGCCTGTCCGCAAGGATCACATCCGGCGCGAGAATGTGCCGTGGCGCACGACCGACGATGCGCTGACCGAGTGCGGTCTCGATGTGCGCGACTGTCAGGCGCTGACGCCGCAAGCGATGCTGGAGAAGATCGCGGAACAAGGAGAGGTTCGCGCCTCCTTGTCGTCGTGCATGACGTGCTGGCAACATCGGCGCACGGATCGCGGCCAGTTACTCCGTGATGCGGTGTCGCGGCTCATCAATCGTTCGTGGCACGGGAAAGAATCGGGGCGCGTGGAGCGTGAACTGCGCGCCATCGGTTTGCTGGTGGCGGCACACCGCGAGGAGTTCGAGACCACACTGCGCGACATGGACGAAGCCGTGGACATCCGCACCGCACGCAAGAAGCCGCCCGCTCAAAACTTCGGAGGACTGAAACTGTGACTTCGCCATCAGATATTTCAGGTGTCTCCTCCCCGGCGCGGACGCCGAAGGAGGGGTGAGGGATGACGGAGCAGCTCGATGCCTTCGGCGCCGTTGATGCGCTCGCGACGGCGATGACGATCGCGATGGAGGCGAGTCAGGCGCAGGGCGGCGAACCCGTCGCCGGTTCGGCGACGTGCCCGAAGTGCGGCGGTCGGTTCGATTATCGCGCGAGCGTGCCGTCGCGGCGGAAAGTGTTCGTCAGGATCCAGTGCCGCACGAAGGGCTGTCTCGCGCTCATTACATGACTCACTTTCTCGGAGGCTCTATGCCGACAGAAGCGAAGTACCAGGCCGAGGACGTTTCGATCGCGCGGCTGCGCGACGAGCTCGAGCGTGCGAGGCGGGCCGAATGGGAGTTCGCGATTCGATGCGTTCTCTACGGGCTCATGATCGCGCTCCTCGCGATGATCGCCGCATGCTCGCCCACGGTCCCTACCGGGCCGTCGTGCGCGCCGGTCTACCAGTACACGGACACGTCGTGGAACGCGGCGCATACGGCGTTCGTCACCGCGCCCGTCTACGCGTGCGCCGGCGCGACGGTCCACGCCGGGGCGCCGTAACGCGCGCCGGACTTGCGGCCGCTCCGCGGCGTCGGTAGGTTGACGGCGTAGCGCTATCGGGGCGCTGCAGGGCGGGTCGGGGGACGGCGTCGCATCGCTTCGGTGGTGCGGCGCCGTTCGTCGTCCGGGCCGCTGTGGCTTGCGCGCATCGTCGCGAACGCATAAACTCGTCCGCGTCCTCTCTCTCGGATCGATGCCCGAACCGCTCGACGCGCCGCCCGCTTCCGCTCCGCCGCCATCACCGACCGCGCATCGCGTCGAGATGGCCCGGCTCGCCGACCTCCGGCCGCACCCGCGGAACTCCATCCGGCCGAGCAGCTCGAGCATATCGCGGCGAGCATCCGGACGCACGGCTTCTACCGGAACATCGTCGTCGCGCGCGACGGGACGATCCTCGCCGGGCACGGCGTAACGCAGGCGGCCGAGAAGATGGGCTATCTCGAGGTCCCCGTTATCCGGCTCCCGATCGAGGCGAACCATCCGGCGGCGCTCAAGCTGGGGATCGACCTCGGCGCGCTCCGGGCGACGCCGAACGAGTACGGGCTCGCTCTTTCCCCTCAACCGATAGGATCATAAGACGATGGCACGTCCAGCCGCAGGCGTACGCGAGAAAGGCACGGTGAAGTGGTTTAACGACGCGAAGGGCTTCGGCTTCATCACGCGCGACAATGAGCAGAAGGACGCGTTCGTCCACTACTCGGCGATCGAGACGGGATCCGGGCACAAATCGCTGGCCGAAGGCGATCGCGTCGAGTTCGAGGTCGTGCAGGGACAGAAGGGACCGGCCGCGGAGCGCGTCGCGAAGCTCGCGTAGCGCGCGGGCGCCGGCCGATCGCGTACAACCATATAGTAGGGCTGGACTTCATTCGCGGACCGCTTCCGTTCGTTCACCGCTCGACGTAGGTATCCTTGTGAGACTCCATGACGGGAAGTACCGGGACTTCGATTCCACCGACGAACGGCATCAGCAGCACCGCGAGCAGCCGGGCGCCGCGCCAGAGCGGGAAGGTGGCATGGTTCAACAACGACAAGGGATGGGGCTTCCTCACGCCGGACGCCGGCGGTGCGGACGTCTTCGTCCACTATACCGGGATCCGGATGAAGCGCGGCAAGGGACGCCGGACGCTCCAGGAGACGGATCTCGTCGAGTTCGAGGTCGTCACGGGCTCGAACAACAAGCCGCAGGCGATCGACGTCGCCGTCGTCGGACAGGCGCCGATCGAAGAGTCAGCCGCAGCGAACTAAGGGCCGCGCGCGCAGCGCGGCGGGATGCGAAGCGACGGAAGGGCGAACCGTGAGGGCGACGCGACGGATGCTTCGATTGCGCGCATCACGGCGCGAGCGTCGGCGAGCGTTCGCATGGGCCGGTCGGTTCCCGGTCCTTAAGCTCGACACGCTTCCGCTGCCGATTATCGCGGATATTCGTCGCTCAATCTGCGATGTATTTCTCGTACTCCGCGAGAAAGAAGAGCGGCGCATAATGTACGGCGAATCGGTTGCGCGTCAGCCGCGCGGCCTCCTGTCGGGTTCATGACAGCACCGATCAGCCCCGAGGTTATGGGACGGCCACTCAAGGAGATAGACCCGGAAAAGGTCCGCGCCCTCGCGTCGATTCACTGCACGCTCGAGGAGATCGGCGCCGTCCTCGGTTGTTCCGTCGACACGCTCGAGCGCCGTTTCGCGGACATCATTGAAAAGGGCAAGCTCGAGGGGAAGTCGTCGCTCCGTCGTAAACAGTGGGAGGCGGCGAGCGGCCGCGACGCGAAGTACGACGATAAAGGGAACGTTGTAATGCCGGCGAAGGAACCGAATATCACGATGCTGATTTGGCTCGGGAAGCAGATGCTCGGGCAGAAGGATCAGCTGCAGCTCGAGGCCGCGGGGAAGGACGGCTCGGCGCTGGCGGCCGCGGACACGCAGGAATATGATTACTCGCAGTTGAGTGTCGACGAGCTCACGATGCTCGAGGAGCTCTCGCGCAAGGCGCTGCGCCGGGGCGCGGCGATCGGCCCGGGGCCGGTTGCGGTAGTCGAAGAGAACGGCTCGCAGAACGGGACGGCGAACGGCACGAACGGAGACGGACCGCATGACGGATGACGAGGTCGAGCGCGTCGCGCGCGAGTACTGCCGGATCCGTGGGGTCGACCCGGATCGCATGGTGCCGACGGGCGGGAAGCCGAACCCGCTGACCGGCCTCATGACGCTCGAGCTCCGCCATATCCCGGCATGGCAGGCGGCGAGCGAGTTCGTGCGTCAGCGTTCCGCGATGGACGACGCGTTCCTCGTCCTGAACGAGCGTATGCGCACGACGACCGACGCGAAGCTCGGCGGGATGCGTGACGGATGACCGTCTACCGTATCGGCGGCTTCGATGGTGCCGGCGGCCTCGAGGTGATCGTCAGTGAGATGGTTCCGCCGCCTGGCATTACGCCGGCGCCCGGCGCGGCCGCGATCGCGCGCGATAACCTCGCGGTCCTTTGCGCCGGCGGATCGCTGCTCGAGCTCGAGCGGATCCCGGCGCCGACGGTCTCGACCGGGATGTTCCTACTCCAAGCGCACGAAGGTTTTCTCGGCCAGAAGATCGGGCCGAAAATCGTCATGCACCCGATCGTGAAGCGCCGGATCGATGCGACGATCAACCCATTCGCGGCCTTCGCCTACATCACTGCGTCATGAGTACGATCGACATAACCGACGACGCCGAGCTCGAGCGCTGGATAGCGCTCCCGGTCACGGATATCCGGACGCTCGAGGAGTGGGCGGCCGACGAAGGACGACCGATGATTTCGGCCGGAGAGCTGCTCCTGCCGCCAACCGAAGGGATTTCAATGCGCGATGCGATCGTCTCGGCGATCGACAATACACCCGCGGTTCGTCGGGTCGCGGTCAGATACGAAGGCCTCCAGCGTGATCCGGCGCAGGCCGAGGATACCGAGCATGAGGATTTCAACGACCCCGCTCTCCTTCGCACGGTCGATACGAACATCCTCGGTTATGTCGATGGCGTCAATGGTATGATCACGAAATACGAATGGGGAGAGTCGAAGAGCGCATGAGGGCAACGCGTCGAATGCTCCGCGCGCGGCGTCATGCGAAGGCCACGCGCCGGATGTATGGCCGTCTCTTCTTCGAGAAGAACTTCGCCGTCCGCTTCGATCTCGTCCTCGCGAATAGCTGGCGTCGCGCGGAGTTAAACATCACCATGTCGCCGTTGCGATCGCAGTTCCCTCCTCGAGCGCATCTACGCTGGCGCGGAACGGTCGCGAAATGAGCGAGTGCTCGAATCCCTGTGGCGGCGAGTGCTGTCGGAACTTCACCCTGACGGTCCGGCCCGAAGATCTGCCCGCGTATCTCGAGAACGCGCGCGAGGCAATGGCGGCCGGCACGGCGAATGAGTACCAGCGCGACGCCGTCTTCTGGCTCCCGCATATCCATCCGGCGGCGCCGCACGCGGACGGGATCCCGCGCTACCGGTGCGATCTCCTCGGCGCCGACGGCCGCTGCACGATCTACGCGGCGCGGCCGCGGACGTGTCGCGAGTATCCTTCCGCCGATCACGGCGCGCGGTGCGGCGCGTGCGGCTATCAGTCGGTCGCGGGGATCCAGGAGCTCACCCTGTTGACCAAAGCGCCCGCGACAGCGTAAGTTCGACCTCGAGAGGAACGCGCGGCGCACGTCCATCGCTCGGCGCAGGGAACGAGGAGCCGGATCGCCGATGACGTTGACCTCTCGCGCGCGATCGTCGCTTCGGGTGACGAATCTCGCCGGACTCGCGGACGATCGCTTCGGCTTCGGCGCCGAGCTCTCCTCCCTCGGCCTGAACTTCGCAGGGTTGGTGTCGCCCGGCGGGCTGGGCTGCTTGATCACGGGCAGCGGCGCTCCGGTTGTTCTCGCGCCGACGCTTGATCCGATCAATGGGAATACGGACGGCACCGGGCAACCGCGACAGGACTATTCCTCTACAGTCGGCGGTGACGCCAACACGGTCACGGGAGCGAATCTCGCGCTCGTCACACTTACCGTCGGCGGTACGTCCGCGACGATCCTGTCGCAGGGCGCGAACTTCGTCACCTTCGTGATGCCCGCGAAGACGGCGAATGCGGGCTACGACATCGTCGTCACGAACATATCCGGAAGTGCGACGCTGGCGGCGGCGATTGAGTACCTGCCCGCGTTCGCGACCGTGATTAGCGAGGCGTTGCCGGAGGAAGGTTCGTTCGGCGCGTTCGTTCCCAATCCGAGCTTGCAAGGCGTGACGGCGATCGTGCGCCCGGCCTCGCCGTGGGTCGGCACGCACGCGGTGCAGTGCAGTTCGACGCTGACGGGAAGCGACGTAACGGGCGTGCAGCTCAACTCGGCGCCGTTTTCCGTTTCGGGCACGAATGGCATCTACACGGAAAGCGTCTATACGCTCGGCGCGACGACGCTCGCGAACAATCCGCACCAGATCAAGCTGCACCTCACGCGAGTTAATAACGTCGAACCCGGGGGCACGATTGACGGGCCAGGCACGGACTATCCCGGCGGTGGGGCGAATAGCCTGAACATCATGGAGGACTTCGACCCTCTGTCGTTGCTCAGTGCTACGGGGGTTGGGTTCGGCGATGGTGTTTTCGTCAGAGTGCTAACGTGGTATTTCTGGGACGGCGCGGCCGGACACATGCGGAAATGGGTTAACGGAAAAAAGATCACCCTCGCCGCGTTTGTCGGATCCACGGCGTTGAGCGCGAGCAGCAACTTCTCCGTGGCGATGGGGGAGGATTACTGCAAGACGCCGACAGGGCCGATTGCGGTGATTCTCGGGCGCGCTGGCGTGTGGGATGGCTGCCCGCTCCAGCCAACCCCGATTGCGCCGGTCGTACCGGCAGTCAAGGCGTTTAGCTCATCGGCGACGCTCACGGTCGCGACGCCGTCGTCCGTCACCACGATTGCCGGCGCCGTCCCTGCTGGTGCATACATGCGCGTCGGGTTGCGCATTGGCGGCGGCGGGATCGTCACCGTCACTTACAACAACGGTACGACCAACACAGTCCTGAAGCCGATCGGCACGCAGGGCATCGTTTCGCCGGGCGGCAATCAGTGCTACGTCTTCGCGGCGAAGAACGTCCTCGGTGCGAGCGCCGGCGTCGGCACGATCACGGTCACGAACTCTGACAGCAACACGATTCGCGGCGCGTACCTGATCGAGACGGGACCGAACGCAATCGCGCCATACGATACGGGCAACGTCAACCCGACGCAGATCGGCACGAGCAATACGGCGGACTGCGGGAGCTTCACCGGAAGCGGGATCAATCAGTTCTCGGGTTGCTTCGTGATGACGGACGGCGACCCTGGGACGATCACGGCGCCTGCGGGATGGACCGCGCGATCGGTCGACATTCGCACCGCATGGTTCGAGCGCATCGACTTGACGGCAACCACCGTGGACTGCCAGCCAACGTTCACGAACTCGGTCGGGTGGGTCTGCGTCGGCTGGTGTACGCAATGATGCCGTCCATTCCGTTCTACAACGATACGTCAAGCCAGCCGATCAAGGCTGGCGTACCGAGCAGTGCGTATATCCTTGGTCCCGGAACGGACTATATCGCCGGCGCGCTCGAAGCGAGCGCGGCGGACATACGAGAACCGGCTCCGGGCGGACACTTCGTCGGGCAAATCTTCCGTGTTCCGTCGCCGGAACTCATTCTCTTTCCTCGAGACTGACCAATGCCATCCTTTGTCAAACTATCGCCGCTGTCGCCCGAAGTTACGAATCCGATTCGGAGCGAGGCGACATGGGTCGCGAGCGATAAGCAGACGGCGGGCGCGCTCGCCGCAGTCGCGGCCGCGCTCCCGGCCGTCGCGGCGAGCGGTGGCGTCGCCGCCCAACCGGCCGCGCAGCGGCACCTCTCGCATATCACGCTCTCGTTTTCGGCCGTGACAACGGCGGCCGCGGAGCTCCAGGTATGGGACGGCGACGGCACCGCCGCGGGAGACCAGCAGTTGTGGGGCGTCCAGATCGGCATCGGTGTCTTGATCGTCGAGCTCAACTTCGAGACGCGGCCGATCCATGGGTCGCCCGGCAAGAAGATGACGATCGCACTCTCGGCGACGCCGGGCGCCGGCATCGTCGGCGAGGTTTACGCGTGCGGGTACAATACGACGCAGGGGCAGGACTCGACGATGACGGAGCATTAAGGAACGCATGGGCACCGTCACGGCGCAGTTCGACTCCGACGTTAGCGCGGCGCCGTACTCGCGCGACTTCGCGCTGCAGGCGATCAACGACGATCCCGCCGTGACGTTGACCGTTGCCGGCTTCTTGCCCGGCGACGTGATTCAGCAGGTCTCGTTTACGGCGAAGGTGAATCCGACGGACGCCGATAACGCGCCGACGTCCGTCCAGCATATCTGGCAGCCGCCGAACGGGACGACGGGCCCGCAGGTCACGCCGGCCGACTCGAGCGCCGCGGTCTACGGGATCTCGATTCCGCTGACGCAAGCCGACTCGGTGATCCTCGCGACGCTCCACGGCTACGACGTCCGGGTCTGGATCCTCCGCGGCGGCGTGTCGATCGCGCGGACGATCCTCCGCGGCAACATCATTACCTACCTCGGGAATACGTCGCTCTCGGCGCCGGTCGGCGGCGGGTTCACGGACGAGGACGGGACCTTGCTCGTCGACGAAGGCTACGAGTAACCACGCCCATGAGCTCTGCCGCGGTCAAGCCGCTCTCCGGTCTCCCCGAGCTCCTCGCGTCCGATGCGATGGCGCAGGGCGATCTCCGGTTCGTGTTGCTCAACCCGCACGATCTCTCGATCGCACCGACGGGGCGCGCGTATACGCAACTCGCGGAGCAGCTCCGGAAGATGCTCCTCGCGCCGAGCGGCGCCGGCTTCACGAACAACGATCCGCTCGTCGTCGGCCCGACGACCTTCAACGGCCTGACGTATGCGTGGCCGGGGACGCAGTCGGCGAACGCGTTCCTGAAGACGGACGGCTCCGGGAATCTTTCGTGGACGACCGTCACCGGGTCGCTCGCGACGCTCTCGGACGTCGCGCTCGGATCGCTCGCGACCGGCCAGTGGTTGTTCTACAACGGCGCGACCTCGAAGTGGAATAACTCAACGGCCACGCTGCCCACGGTGGCAACCCTCGGCGATACCCTCTACGCGAGCGGGCCGAACGCGTGGGGGCGGCTCGGCGCGGGCACGGCGTTTCAGTTCCAGCAGATGAACGCCGGCGCCTCCGCGCCGCAGTGGCATACGCTCGTCGCCGCGGATATCACGAACCCGGCCGCGCTGACGCAGGGCTCGGATACGAACGTGACCCTGACGCTCGGCGGGACGCCGGCGTCGGCGCTCCTCGCGGCCGCCTCGATCACGGTCGGATGGAGCGGGACGCTCGCCGCCGCGCGGCTGAATGCGAACGTCGTCCAGGGCTTCACGAACGATACGAACGTGACGGCGACGATCTCGGCGCAGGTCGCGACGCTCGGCTGGAGCGGCCAGCTCGCCGTCGCGCGCGGCGGCTCCGGGCTCTCGACGTACATCGCGACCGGCGGCATGGCGTACGCGCTGACCGCGACGAGCCTCGGTGTCCTCGGGATCGGTGCGGCGAATACCGTCCTGACGTCGACGGGCTCGGCGCCGCAGTGGTCGACGTCGTTGACGCTGGCCGGTTCGCTCACAGCCGCGACGGGCGTCACGGTGACGGCGGGCGGCCTGACCGTCTCGAGCGGGACCAGTGCGCTGCAGGCGGTGACGGCCGCCGGCTTGGTGACGGCGAACGCAGGCGCGACGATCGCGTCGGGCCAAACGCTGACGCTGACCGGGGCGACGATCGCCGGCGCGCCGACGTGGTCGAGCAATCAGGCGATCACGCTCTCGACCGCGAGCCAGCCGAACGTCACCACAATGAGCGCGCTCGTCACCGTCGGCACCATCGGGACGGGAACGTGGCAGGCGACGACGATCGCCGCGGGCTTCGGCGGAACGGGCCTCGCGAGCTATACGACGGGCGATACGCTCTACTTCAACTCCGGGACGACGCTCTCGAAGCTCGGGATCGCCGCGGCGAACGCGGTCATGACCTCGAGCGGATCCGCGCCGCAGTGGAGCGCGAACCTCGCGTATGCGACGCTGCCGACCGGGAACGGATCGTGGGATACCGGCGCGGCGACGACGATCACGATTACGCGATCGCTCACGGTGTCGGGGACGCTCACCGGGACGCTGACCGGCTCGATCACCGGGAACGCGGCGACGGCGACGAAGCTCGCGACGGCGCGGAATATCAACGACGTCGCCTTCGACGGGACGGGCGATATCACGGTCACGGCGGCCGCGGGGACGCTGACGGGCGCGACGCTCAACGCTACGGTGACGGCGTCGTCGCTGACGAGCTTCGGGACGATCGTCTCCGGCGCGGTGCCGGCGTCGCTCGTGACGGCCGGGACGTTCGGCGCGGGTCTCTATGCGTTTGCGTTCGCCGCGGCGACGAACGACGCGGATCACACGTCGCTCCAAGTGAACTCGGGATCGGACGGCACGCTCGGTCCGCTCGGCTTCTCGGTGGTCTCGCATCCTTCGGCGACGGCCGGCAGCCGGTATGTGCAGCTCCTCGTCGGCGACAACACGGGATATCGGACGCTTAAGATCGACGCCGGCCTGATGATCATCGGCGGAACGAGCGCCGGCGGCCTGCTCGTCGGATCGGACCCGGGCGGCGCGCAGGCGTTCCGCGTCGGCGGGTCGGCGCATATCGGCGGAGCGGTGACGCTCGACGCTGCACTCGGGGCCGCTGGACTGATCACTGCCAGCGCAGGGCTCACGGTCGCGAGCGGCCAGACGTTCACGATCACGGGCGGCACGATCGCCGGCGCGCCGACGTGGAGCTCGAGCCAGGCGATTACGTTGTCGACCGCATCGCAGCCGAACGTCACGACGATGGCGGCGCTTGTTACCGTCGGAACCATCACGACTGGCGCGTGGAACGCCGGCGCGATCACGACGAACGGGCGCGTTACATCGACGCAGGTCGGCGGCGGCGCGTGGCTGGTGAATGTCTCGAACACGACGGGCGCCGTCTACGGGACGTTCACGAATACGGGCGGGAGCATCGACTTCGGCGTCGAGTCCTCGGTCGGCGGTTCCATCGCGACGGGCGCGTCGGCCTACGATACGGTCATCGCGAATACGAACGCGAGCGGCCTTTCCTTCGCGACGAACTCCGTCGTCCGCGGTCGCTTCGATGCGTCGGGCAATCTCACCGTGGGCGCTTCGTTCACCCTCGGGGGGACGCTAATCGTCGGTTCCGATCCTGGCGGCGGACAGATCGGCCGCATCGGCGGCGACTTCCACGCGAGCGGCGTCGGTACGTTCAACGGCGGACTCAATCTCGGCGGCGCGATAGTCAACGTGATCGGCGCCGGACTGCAGATGGATTGGACGACGCTCGGAACGGGCATCGGCTACATGCGCGCCGTTACGACGGGCGCGAACATGCGCCTCGGCGTCGAGGGATCCGCCGGCGGAGCGATCTTGACGAGTGCGCCGGCGTACGCGGCCGTCTTCGGCACGGAGAACGCGACGGCCGTCGTACTCGGGACGAATGGCGGCGCGAACCTAATCATCGCCAGCGGCGGTGCGACGAGCCTCACCAGCTCGAGCGGACAGGCGTTCACGATTGCGTCGACGGCCGCGAACGGCATCTACACGACGTACTTCAATGGCGCCTCTCCGGTCGGAGATATCGGAAGCGCGAAGCAGGTCACGGGCGGCACGCTCGCCGATTTCGCGATCGCGGCGCGTAGCGGCGGACAGCTCATTCTCTGCACGCAGGGAAGCGTCCCGGCGCTAACGATCGCATCGGGATCTACCGCGGTCACGCTCGCGTCGACGCTGACCATCGGCGGCGCATTGTCCGGCGTCACGACTCTGGCGATGGGCGGCGCGCTCTCGGGCGTGACCACGCTCACGACCTCGAGCACGATCAACGGCCAGACGGTAAGCGCGACGGCCGCGTTCACCGGAACGATGACGATCGCGACGTCGCTCGTCATTGGCTCCGACCCGGGCGGTATCCAGCAGGTCCGCATCGGCTCGACGCTTCATGTCGGCGGCGGCGTCACGTTAGACTCGACGCTCGTAACCGGCGCGATCAACGGACAGACGATCAGTTCGACGGCCGCGTTCACCGGGACGGTCGGCGTTGCTGGTCTCATAACCGGCGCGACGGGGGCGGCCCTCGCGACCGGTACTATGCAGATCGGCGGCAACACGCAGGCGACGGGGACCGGTGCGGGGATAAATCTTTTCACGCTTCCGGCGAACAATGGTACGCTCATCGTCTTCGTCGCTGGCAAAGACGCGAGCGGTTCGCCCTCGAACGCGTTCCTCGATATCGTCGTCGTCAACTCGAGCGGCGCGACCGGGACGCCTCACGCCGTGACGTCGACGACGACCGTCGGATCGCCGGGCGCGCGGACATATACCGACGTAACGGGCAACTTTCGCCTCGCGATCGCCAGCGGCATCAACTGGTGGATCGACTTTAGCGTCATGCAACTCGGCAGCTAATCCGCGCTGTGCCGAAGGTCGTCGTCATCATCATCGTCCGGGTCGGCCAGGCGAAAGCGCTGCTCGCGAAGTGGCGCGCCGAGCTCCTCGCGAAGAAGAAGCCGCCGGCGCCGCCTACCTCAATCGGGCGATAGTCGAGGCCGGATCGCGACCAGTACCTTTCGGGGTCCGCATCCCCTCCGGAGGGCGTATGCTCGCACTGCTCCTGATCCTTATCGTGATCGCGCTCGTCGTGTCGCCGCCGGCGAATCCGAACGTCTCCCTCGCCATTAAGATCGGCCTCGTTGTCGTCCTGTTGCTGTGGCTGATTCTCGGCGGCGGCTTGAGTGATCTCGTCAACATGCGTGGGGCGCACAATCCGTGACCGGCCCGGGCGCGATGCTCGATGCGCAGGTCGCGAGTCTCACCGCGGCGCTCGCCGCCTGTCGGGCGCAGCATCCCGGCGTTATGACTGACGAGCCGATCGCGCCGGGCGCACCGGGAACCGGCTTGATCTTCGCCGACGACTTTACCGGGTATCCGAACACAGCCGCGCTCCTGACCTACGATCCGAACGGCCGCGGCTATATCCACATGACGCCGGAGCTCGGCGTCTCGATCGACCCGACGGGCGGGATCGGCGGGAAGCAGGCCGTGAAGATCGCGTGGCCGGCGAAGACGACGTGCAGCGATGACAGTCATATTATCGAGCGTGCGTTCGCGGCCGTCTCGGCGATCTGCGTCTCGGTGACGCTCCGCTACTCGCCTGGCTTTGTATTCGACTGGCTCGGCCTCAAGCCGTGCGTCGGGAACGCGAAGAAGCTCGCCTTCCTCGCCTCGCCAAGCGTCGCCGGCGCGAGCCAGCCGCGGTTCGGCGTCGTCTGCGAGAATCATGCGCTCTTGATCGGCTCGGACCTCAACGATCCGCGGCTCGCGCAAAATCTCGGGACGATCGTCACGCCGGAAATGCTCGGCGACGGCGCGTGGCACCGGTATACGTTCCGCGTCGCGCAGAGCTCGTCGCCGGCGGCCGCGGACGGGCATTGCGAAGGCTGGATCGACGGCGTGAAGCGGTGGGACTATCCGGCGTGGGCGTGTGGCGCGTCGGGCGGGTACAACGACTTCATGCTGCCGACGACGTTCAACCAAGGGTCGCCGGTCGCGCAGGCGGAGTGGATCGACCACCTTGCGATCTGGAAACCGTGACGCGTTCGCGATAGCATCCGTTCGCCTCTCTTACTAAGATTCGCGCATGAGCTCTTCTATCCGCCGCGATCACGAGCATACGCCGGATCGCGAACTCCTCTTCCTCGTCCTCGAAGGACTCGAAATCATCATGTCAAAAGCCGCCGACGCTGTAAACGCCGCCGCCACGAAGATTGGCGCCGACCTCGACACGATCTCCGCGAACGGCCTCCCGGATCCGACGATGCAGGCCGCGCTCGACAACCTGACGAGCGTCGCGGCGAAGGCCGATGCGCTCGCCGCCAGTTCGGCGCCCGCGCCGGTCGTGGCGAACCTCGTTATCAGCCCGGCCTCGGTCTCGGTCGGTGTCGGGCAGACGGCGCCCGCGGGATCCGTCTCCGCGACGGATACGCACGGCGCCGCGATCGCCAACCCGGTGCTCACGTTCCACTCGAGCGACGCGTCGATCGTCACCGTCGATGCGAACGGCGTCTATACCGGCGTCGCGGCCGGCACCGCGACCGTCACCGTGATGAGCGGGACGGTATCCACGACCGTCTCGGTGTCGGTCGCCTAACCGGCCTCCGTCTCGAGATCTCACAAGCGCGCCGCTCTCGCCGGACCGAGGGCGGCGCGTCTTGCGTTCTACGCACGGGCGAGCGTAGATTCGCCGTGCACACCGATCGACTCTCACTCTCTCGAGGACTTCCGATGTCCGCCACGAAGCAGACCCGCCTCTTCCTCGCCCAGGTCGACACGTCGGGCAAGGTCTTGATCAACGTCGCGCCGGGTGTCGTCGTCGACGGCGAGCTCCACGAAAAGCCGTTCGAGAACGTCTTCAGCACGACGGACGCGTCGCCCGCGCTCGCCGCGGCCGCGAAAGCGTTCCTCGACGCGTGCGCCGCGGTCGTCGCCGCCGAGACGGTCGTCGATCAGCCGGCGGTCGCGGAGGTTCCGGAAGTCCCGGCAGTCGTCGATCCCGCGGACGCGGAGAAGATTCTCAAGCCGGCCGTCGCCGCGATCCCCGCGATCGCCGAGACGCGGAAGCCGCGCTACGTCGGAGCCGTCGTCCAGTAAATCGAATCCTTCGCTCGTCGCTCGAGCTCGTCGATCGTCGTGTCCAATCGCCGCCGCCACCGCTCAAGTCCACAGCGGGGCGGCGGCTTTTCTTACTACCTCCGAGGAACCATGCATAAAGTCTCCGTCCCCCACGGCGATATCTTCACGTCGGCGAAATCGTTCGGGATGCTCTCGACGAAGAACGGGCTCGTCGCCGCGAAGCTCGCAAAGATCCGGCGCGCGATCGTGACCGAGTCGAAGGACAGCGCGGAAGGATTCGACACCGTCGCGAAGGAGTTCGCCACGCTCGACGAGGACGGGAAGCCGATCGTCCTTATGATGGCGCCGGAGCGCTCGCCGGAGCAGATCGCCGCGGACGAGGCGGCGAAGAAAGAGGCGCCGAAGCCGGAAAAGCAGTTCTTCCAGCTCACGGGGACGCCGGCGTACGAAATGACGGACGAGAAGAAGGAAGCGTTCGAGGAGGCGCGGAAAGCGTTCCTCGAGACGGAGACGGAGGTCGACGTTCCGCAGCTCACGGAACAGGATATGGCGTGGGTCATCTGCGCCGGCCCGGGCGGGCAGGAGTTGCCGATCCCGCCGTTCATTTCCGACGTCCTCCACCGCTTCGGGCCGGAGTTCTAACCCGGTTCTCATGCTTTCGGTCGCTTGCCGCGCGCGCCGCGCGGTGTAAGATTGGACGACACAGCTAGGACCCCTCGAGGCTCGCTCCGCTTGTCTACTGCTCGCGCTCGACGCTCGCTTCGGCCCATCGGATCAACCGCCGGAGGAGGAGAGTTCTACCATGGCAAACGTCACAGTAAAAGCGCCGGCAGGAACGCCGCAGGGATCGCAGTGGAGCAGCCAGACCGGGACGCTCTACACGGTCGGCGCCGGCGGTCTGACGGTGATCGCGTCGTCGGACCAGGAGGCGGCGCTCAAGGCCGGCTTCTCGCTTCCGAGCAACTTCTCGGGCGCGGTCGCGGCAAACCTGACGGCAAACACGACCGGGACGCAGGCCGGCGCAACGGCGCTCTCGTACGGCATCAACCAGATCGCGACGGCCGGCGCCGCTGCGTCCGCGGCCGCGTTGCCGGCGGCGGTTCCCGGGACGTCGGTCACGGTGATCAACGACACCGCGAACACGACGCAGATCTTCGGGACGGGATCGGACACGATCAACGGCGTCACGGCGACGGTCGGCATCACGCAGCCGGCGAACTCGGAACTGACGTACTACTGCGCCGTCGCGGGCCAGTGGCGCGTAACGCCGGGCGTTGGATTTTCCGGCGCGCTCGAGACGAATCTGCCGGCCGGTCCGATCTCGGCGAACGCGACGGGCACACAGGCGGGCGCGACGCCGCTGACCGGGATGATCAACTCGGTGAACGTCTCCGGCGCGGCGAACTCCGCCGTCCTCCTGCCGGTCTCCGCGCCGGGTATGCAACTGATCGTCGGCAATATCGCGGCGAATGCCGTGAACGTGTTCCCGCAGGTCAACGAGAAGATCAACTCGGTGGCCGCCAACGGGGCGCTCTCGGTCGCCGCCGGCAAGTCGGCGATGTTCGTCTGCGCGGCCGCCGGCCAGTGGCACGGCATTCTGTCGGCCTGATCCTGCGCGCGCTCGATCCGTATTCCCTCGTGGCCCTCGATTGCGCGCGACGCGATCGGGGGCCACGTTCCGTCTCCCACCCGCTCGCGAGGATCTCGACCGATGGAAACGCCCGACCCGATGCTCCAGTTCTTCAACTACTCGCATCTTCCGCCACGACTCGCCGAAGCGTCGAAACCGTTTTGTGATCTCGCGCGTTTGATCGCGGCCGAGCTGCCGCGGAATCCAGAGCGGACGGTCGCGCTCCGGAAGCTGCTCGAGTCAAAGGACTGCGCCGTGCGCGCGCTCCTCTACGAGCCGGTCCCGACGATTAAGGGGACGCCGACCAATGGCTAAGGCGACGATGGTTATCGTCCCGCGCCGAATCTCGGTGACGTCGGCCGTCCATCTCTTCGCGGAGCCGCGGTTCGCGTGGCGCGTCGCGACCGAGGCGCCGTTCGTCGCCGCGAAAGAACCCGCGTGGCAGATTATCGGGATCTCGCACGCGGAGAACACGGTCGAGTACGTCAGCGAGGCGAACGCGCCGCGGACCGTCGCGCAACTCATGAACGACGCCGGCGAGGAAGCGCTCACGCGCGAAGCGGAGTGGCCGGTGATTCGCTTCCTCCCGCTCGACGACCTCGAGCACGGCGCGATCGCCCCGGAGCAGCTCGCGTTCTCGTACGAAGCCGCGCTCGAGCGGACGGCGGCGAACGCGCACAAGGCGGAAGCCGAAAAGCCGAAGAAGGCGAAGACGCGGACGGCGTCGAACTTGGGCCGCGGCCTCAAGGATCTCACGGGCGGCGCGGTCGTCGTCGCCGACGAAGCGAAAACATGAAGCCGGCACGCTGCGAGCTCTGTCGATTCGCCAAGATTCCGGCGATCAATCACGTCCCGGATGGATCGTTAGTCTGCACGGAGATTACGGCAAACTATTCTCCGAAAGCGCACATTTGGGTCGGCTTTCCCGAAGAAGGTCCGGACTTGCGGGTCGCGCCGACCTTCTGCTGCTCACTCTTCGAGGCGAAGCCATGAGTCGCACCGTCTACACGCTCGCCGTCGACGGCTACGCGCCGGCGATCACGGCGCTGACCTTTCCGCTCATGAAGACGTATGCGACGAAGATCGGCGCGGACTTCCACGTCATCGACGAGCGGCGCTTCCCGGACTGGCCGGCGCAGTGCGAGAAGTTCCAAGTCGGCGCGATCGCGGACGAGCGCGGCGATGAATGGTCGCTCTTCTTCGACGCCGATATGCTGATCCATCCGGACTTCCCGGATCTTATCGAACATCTCGATCGGTCGACGGTCTACCATAACGGGCTCGACGTCGCGACGACGCGCTTCGATTGCCGCGATCGCTACTTCCGCCGCGACGGCCGGCTACGCGCGCCCGGGAACTGGCTCTGCGTTACCTCGGACTGGACGCGCGGCGATGCGTACGACTTCCCGCCGCCGGATCTCGACGCGGCCGCTGCGGCGCTCCGGATCCGTCCGCACGTCAACGAGCTCGGCGCCGGCGTCACGCCGCACGGGTTGATCGACGACTTCCTCATGGCGCGGAACGCGGCGCGCTTCGGGCTCCGGCTCGGGACCGTCGAGCATGTGATGAAGCAACTCAATCTCAATAACCTGCTCTGGCATGACTATCTCCATACGAACGCGGAGAAAGCCGAGCTCCTCCATACCGCACTGAAGTCGTGGGGCCTGGCGTAGAGACGAACGTCCCGGCGGAGCGCCGGCGGGCGCAGGCGCTCGCCGTCGCGCTCGCGCGGAAGTCCTACGATACCTGGGCCACGCGCTACTACAAGATCCGGACGAAGCGCAACCGGATCATCTCGCTCGTGCTCCGGAAAGGACAGCGCCGGGTTGGCGACGCGGAGACGTATCAGCTCAAGACGTTCGGCCGCGCGCGCATCTACGTCCTGAAAGGCCGACAGGGCGGCATCACGACTGATCAGCAGGCGCGGAGCCTCCACGCGTGTTGGGCCGGCGACGGCGTCCAGTGCGTGACGGCGGCCGACACCGGCGATCGCGCCGACGAGATCTTCGGCATCACGCGGCGCGCGCTGACACACTTTCCGCGCGAGCTCCTTCCGGGACGCGGGCCCGCGCGTGCGCGCGAGGTGCATTTCACGAACCAAGACTCGCGGTATCGCGTGATCACCGCCGGCGTGCCGGAGAAGACGGCGATCGGCTTGACGCTGACGCGGTTCCACGGGTCCGAGTTCGCGCATTGGCCGGAACCGAAGCCGGCGCTCGCCGCGCTCGAGCCGGCCCTCGAGGCCCCGGGGACGACGATCGTCCTCGAGACGACGGCGAGCGGGTTCGATTCGGAGGGCTACCAGTGGTGGCACGAATGCGAGGCCGCCGGATGGGCGCGCGTCTTCGTCCCGTGGTGGGAGTGCGATCCGGAAGAGTATCAGCTTCCGCTCATGGAGCCCGACGAGCTCGGCGCGCTCGACGACGACGAGGCGGCGCTCGTCGCGGTCCACGGCCTGTCGCTCGAGCAGATCAAATGGCGGCGCGCGAAGATCCGCTCGCTCGGCCGGAACGAGTTCCTCCGGCAGTACGCGGAAGACGACGAAAGTTGCTGGCTCTCCGCCGGCGGCATGCGCTACGAGGCCGAGCTCCTCCGCGTGCTGATTCAGCGGGCGCAGGGAACGACGTTCACCGAGGAGCTCGGCGGCGATCGCCGGATCTACGGGAAGCGGCGCCCGGGCGAGCGGGTGATCATCGGCGCGGATACGGCCGAGGGAGTGAACCAAGACAGCTCGACATATACCGTCCGCGCGTGGGAAGGCTGGCGGCTGCTCGAGACGTACAACAGTGCGACGATTCAGCCGACGGAGTTCGCGCAACTCTTGAACCAGCGCGGCCGCTTCTACGGCGACGCGTTCCTCGTCGTCGAGAAGAACCTCCACGGAATCTCGGTGCTCCGGGATCTCCGCGACAAGCTTGAGTATCCGGTCTCGGAGATCTATCACCGCGAGACGCTCGACGGGAACGCGGCGGAAGCAAAGGAGCGCATCGGCTGGCATACCAGCGGCGAATCGAAGACGCTCCTCCTCACCGCGGCGCACGAGCTCTTCCTCGCCGTGAAGGACGGCTACGCCGGGTTGCCGAGCGAGCAGACCTTGAAGGACGCCCTGAGCGTCCGGCGCGATAAGAAGGGCCTCTACGACCTGAACGGCCGCGACGATCTCGTCGCCGAAATGCTCGCGTGGATCGGGCGCAGCGCGCCGATGCCGAGCGAGGGGATGTTCCAGGCGATGCAGCAACGGATGGCGGCCAAGGCCGCGGCCGCCGCGGCGAAGTAGCGACGTCGCCGTTTGCGCGCCCGTCGCGCGCGGTGTATCGTTGGCGAACAAGTCTTTCCGGATCGTTCACGGCTCGCGTCCGCTCCGACTCCCCGCATGGCGACGCCGCGTAAAGGCGCGATTATCAAGCCGTTCGACTCGACGGCGATCCAGCGCGTGACGGGGAATCTCCCGTCGACCGGGTCTCAGAGTATCGGCGGCGAAGGGAAAGACTCCGCACCGTCGGCCGCGATGGATGCCGCCTTCTCGCCGGCGAGCCAGTTCTTCCCGTCCGGGCGGCCGCTGAATCCGGTCGCACCCGAAGGGACGACGACCGCGCGCGCATGGGATTTCCCGACATTCCTCAACCTCTCGTACATCCCGCGCAGCGAGGCGGGCGAGACGGGGATCACCTTCCCGACGCTCCGCCGGATGGCGTCGCCGGAACACGGCGGGCTCGATCTTCTCCGGCTCGTCATCGAGACGCGCAAAGATCAGATGAGCGCGCAACGCTGGTCGATCCGCTCAAAGAACGACAAGAACGATACGGGCGGGAAGAAGGGCGACCAGATCCGGCAGTGGATGAAGAAGCCGGACGGGATCCATACGTTCAGCGGATGGATGCGGCTGATTCTCGAGGATCACTTCGTCCTCGATCAGGTCGCGATCTATTTCGGCCAGGGGAAGCGGAACGGGGCCGCGCGCCCGCTCTGGGAAGTCATGTCCGGCGATACGATCAAGCCGTATATCACCGCGGACGACGGCCGCACGCCGCTCCCGCCGTTGCCGGCGTACGCGCAGATCATCAAAGGGATGCCGGCCGAGGACTATACGCTCGACGAGCTCGGCGTCTACGTCTACAACCCGCTGCCGAATCGCCTCTACGGACTCTCGCGCGTCGGGCAGGTGATTACGACCGTCAACACGGCGCTGAATCGCGCGCTCTATCAGCTCGAGTACTTCACGAGCGGGACGACGCCCGACGGCTTCATGGAGTTGCCGAAGGAGTGGTCGCTGCAGCGGATCCAGCAGTGGACGGAATGGTTCAACTCCGAGCTCGAGGGCAACGCGAGCGAGCGCCGGAAGATTCGCTTCGTCCCGCAGGGCGCGAACTACAAAGGCACGAAGGACGAGATCCTGAAGGACGTCTTCGACGAGTGGATGGCGCGGATCATCTGCTACTGCTTCTCGCTCCCGCCGCAGGCGTTCGTCAAGGAATCGAATCGCGCGACCGCGGAGACGGCGAAAGAGGCAGCGCAGGAAGAGGGGCTCGAGCCGACGAAGATTTGGGTCAAGGAAGTCATCGACGATATGCTCGAGCGCTCCGGCGCCGACGACCTCGAGCTCTATTGGGAAGACGAAGAGATCGTCGATCCGGCGGCGAAGGCGACCGTCATCGTGCAGTACCATGGCGGCCCGGCCGGGACGGCGAAGCCGATCATCACGCTCGCCGAGGCGCGCGAGATGGCCGGCTTCCCGCCCGCGACGCCGGCGCAGATGATCGAGCTCCAGCCGCCGGAACCGGACCCGGCCGAAGCCGGCGACGGTGGTACGAACGGCGGGAACGACGACGATCCGCCGAACGGCAACGGGAATGGGAACGGCGATGCGAAGAAGCCGGCGCCGAAGAAGAAGCCGACCGCGGCCGAGAAACTGGCGAAAGCGCTCAGCCGCCGCGGCATTACGCCCGCCGGCGGCGGGAGGTCTCTTCCCCCGGCTCCGATCAAACGGAGTCAGCTCCGGGCCGCCGAGTCCTCCGTCGACGGGACGGTGGGCCGGGTACTAAAGGACCAGCGCGCGGCACTCGCGCGCATGCTCGAGGGGAATATCAAGAAGGCGGGCGGCGACGACGTCGTCACGGAAGATCAACTGCGTGCGCTGATCCGCGCCGTCGAAGCCGAACCGTTCTCCGAGGAAGCGCGCGACGAACTGCGCGCGGCGCTCGAGCAGCTCGCACAGCACGCGAGCGCGGCCGCGGCGCGCCATGTCCTCGAGGCAGTCGGCGCGGACGATCCGGCGACGGCCGCGGCGCTGACGCAGGCGAGCGAGAACGCGATCGCGTGGGCGGCCGCGCGGACGGGGAACCTGATCACCCAGGTCTCGGGGACGACGCGCGATATTGTGAACCAGCTCACGGCGAACGCGATCGCGAGCGGGATCACGAACGACGATCTCGCCGCGCGGCTCGACGACGCCTTCCTCTTCGGCGCCGATCGCGCGCAGATGATTGCGCAGACGGAGACGCAGTTCGCGGCGAACTACGGCGCGCTCGAGGGCTATAAGGCGAGTGGCGTCGTCCGCGGGAAGGGATGGGCCGGCGAGGATCCATGCGACGATTGCGAGATGAACGTGGAAGCGGGCGTCATTCCGCTTGACGAGGATTTTCCGACCGGAGATCCGGCGCCGCCCGGGCACCCGCGCTGCAAGTGCTCGATCTACGCGAGCGTGATGGTCGGCGGCGCGAAGATCGCCGGGTTCCGGCGCGTGCGGCTGGCGAAGATCTCGGCCGCGCTCCAACTTTCCGCATGACGATTAGCGCCTTCGCGATCGACCCGCTCCCGTTCGGCTGGCTCTCGCCCATCGAAGCCGACCTCCTCGCCGCGCTTGCCGTGGAGAAGGTCGTCCTCGAGATCGGCTCGTTCCTCGGTCGATCGACGATCATACTCGCGCGGCATGCGCAGCTCGTCGTCTCGATCGACCATCATCGCGGTTCGGGCGAGCACCAGCCCGGGCAGCCGGATTGCCGGTCCGACGTCCTCAATCGCCACGGCGTCGTCGATACGGCGCCGGCATTTCTCGAGAATATCACGAACGCCGGCGTCCGGCAGCGCGTCGTACCGTTCGTCGGGTCGATCGAGACCGCCGGCGCGCTCCTAGCGCCGGAGCGTTTCGATCTCGTCTTCGTCGACGGCGAGCACTCGCGACAAGCGACGCTCGATGCCGGCGCGATCGCGTTTCGGCTTGCGAAGCGGGACGGGATCCTGGCGTTTCACGACGTTGGCGATCGCGCGTTCCCCGGCGTCGCCGATGCCGTCGCGACGCTCGCGGGCACGTTCGGCGCGCGCAGCGTGCGGCAGGCCGGGTCGATCGTCGCGCTACAGCGGCAGGTGTAGCGCACTTGACGCGTTCCCGACCGGACGTACATTAGGACGCAGTTACCGCTCCTCGTCGCACCGCTCGACCGTTCGACGCTCGCGCTCGGCTCGATCGCACGGCCCCGCTCGCTCACGGCTCGATGGCAGGATGTTTGCGGCCCACTGGCCGCGCCTCTCGGTGCAGATGACGACGTCCGCCTTCAAGCTCTTCATCCCCATCACGAAGGTGGATGTCGAGAAGCGCGAAGTCTGGGGCACGCTGACGCAGGAGATCGGCGACTCCGACAAGGAGATCTTCGACTACGAGAGCTCGAAGCCGCTCTTTGAAGCGTGGTCCGATCGCGTCTCGAAAATCACCGACGGGAAATCGCTCGGCGCCGTACGCGCGATGCACCAGCCGATCGCGGCCGGGAAGATCATCGCCATGGATTTCGATGACTCCGCGCTGAAGATCGACATCGGGACGAAGATCGTCGACGACGCCGAGTGGGATAAGTGCCAGCAGGGCGTCTATACCGGCTTCTCCGCCGGCGGAAAGTACGTCCGCAAGTGGCGCGACCCGAAGGACAAGGGGCTGACGCGCTTCACCGCGGATCCGTACGAAGCCTCCCTCGTCGACTGGCCCGCGGTGCCGACCGCCATGTTTGAAATGATCAAGGCCGGCGGCGTCGTCGAGAAGACGGCGTTCAAGGCGCCGGTCCTCCGTGTCGATTTCCGGAAGACGATCGGGCCGAAGCTCGCGACGATCGCGAAGCGCCTCGGGATCACGTTCGACGACGCCACGCTCGCGAAAGCGGCGCGCGCGTCCGACTTCGCGAAGGGCCTCTACGAAGTCTCGCGCCTGGCCGAAATGGCGCAGAGCCTGATTTGGCTCCAGCAGGGCATCGTCTGGGAACGCGACGTCGAAGGCGACGACTCGCCGGTCCCGGAAACGCTCGCGACGCACGTCGAGGGGATCCTCGCGACGCTCGACGAGATGAGCACCGAAGAAGTCAACGAAGCGATCGCACAACTCCATGCCTCCACCGCGAAGGGCGCGGCGAAGGTTTCCAGCCCGTCACCATCGACCACATCCTCGGCGAGGACGACTGCCATGTCGGACAAGTTCCGCAAGATCGCGAAGAAGCACATGGACACGCTGAACGACCTCACCGATCACGCGAACGCGCTCCATAAGATGTTCGGCGAGCACGCGGCGAAGTGCGAAGGCACGAAGCAGGGCGAGATGGCGAAGGCGCTCTCGACGATGATGGGCGACCACTGCGCGAAGCTCGAGGGCTTCAAGGAGGAGGTCGGCGGACTCCCGGAGACGGATCCGGTCTCGGACGAAGAGCACAGCGAGAAGATGGCGAAGGCCGCCGGCGAGCTCGAGAAGATGAAGAAGCGCGCCGAGACGGCCGAAGCGGCGCTCGCCGCGGCTCCAGGCGACGAGACGCTGAAGAAGGCGCTCGGCGAATCGAAGGACGCGCTCACGAAGATGACCGGCGAACGCGATACGCTCGCGACGCAGCTCGAGGAATCGCTGACGCTCTGCGATCAGCTTCTCGAGAAGAAGAAGGGAACGCTCCTCTCCGTCGATCGGAGCGGCGACGGCGACGACGCGGTCACGAAGGCGGCGAAGGCGAAGAAGGCGCGCGAGGATGCGGCGGCCGCCGGCGCGGACGACTCGAAGCTCACGGATCGCGAGAGGGTGCAGAAAGCGATCCGCTCGTCGCTCGGCCGGCCGCGGCTCGACCTCGGCTTCGGCGAACCGGTGGAGATCAACGCAGAAGGGTAGGTCCGCAGGCGTAGGCGAGGGATAGCGTAGACCCGTTCGTTCATTGCTCGTTGTGGCGGCCCGGAGGGCACCCACCGATGTCGCGAAACATTTCGGACACACTCAACAAGATGAAGGCGGCCATCGCGGGCGCGAACGGGAACGACGCCTTCATGAAGGCCATCACGACGTCGCTCGGGCTCGTGAACTACGACCTCGAAGCGGCCGCGAAGCTCATGTTCCCGTGGGGCGACAAGATCACGCCGCTGCGCAACGAGACGCCGCGCTCGAAGTCGAACCGCGGCGACACGGCGCACCGGTGGAAGCAGATCAACGGCATCAACACGACGAACCTCCCGCCCGGAGTCTCGGAAGGCAACCGCGGTGGCGTCGTGACGACCACGGAGAGCGATAAGCTCTCGACGTATGCCGGCCTCGGCCTCGAGGACTACGTCACCGAGGAAGCGCGGTACGCGGCCGAAGGGTTCGACGACGTCCTCACGCTCGCCTCGGAGAATCTCCTCAAGGCGACGATGATCTCCGAAGAGAAGATGATCTTCGGCGGCAACTCGAGCGTCGCGCTCGGCACGCCGGCGACGCCGACGGTCGCGAACGGCCTCACGACGGGCGGCGCGCTCTCGAACACGACGTACTACGTCACGGTCGTGGCGCTGACGCACGACGGCTGGCAGCGCGCGACGGTCGGGGCCGGCGTCGTCCAGCAGATCATCCGGACGAACGCCGACGGCTCGACCGACACGATCAACGGCGGCACGTCGATCCCCTCGGCCGTCGGCAACGCCACGCTCTCGGGCGGCGGCTCGACCCAGACGCTCTACGCGAATACGACGGCCATTCAGGGCGCGGTCGCGTACGCGTGGTACATCGGCACGTCCGCGGCGCACCAGTACCTCTCGCAGATCACGACGATCAACTCGGCGAACATCACGGCGGTGCCGGCGAACACGTTCCAGGACGCGCAGACGCTCGCGGCGGCCGACTACTCGAACGTCGGCACATACGGCTTCTCGGGCCTGCTCTACTCGGGCCCGCTCAACTCGACGACGAGCGGCTACTACAGCGCGCTTGCGACGGGCACGCCGGGCACGGGCACGCAGTTGACGTCGGACAACGCCGGCGGCATCAAGGAGTTCAACGCGCTGCTCAAGGATCGGTACGACAACTACCGGCTCTCGCCGGACACGATCTGGTGCAACTCGCAGGAGATCAACTCGATCAAGGTGCTCGTCGTCAAGAACGGCGGCGCCCCGCTCGTTCGCTTCGTCGGGGATATCAGCTCGCCGGCGACGAACCTGCAGGCCGGCGCGATCGTCGCGTTCTACACGAACCCGATCACGATGGAGTCCATCCGGATCCGCGTGCATCCGTTCGCGGCGCCGGGCACGATTCTCTTCACGACGAAGGAATCGCCGTACGCCGGCTCGCGTGTCTCGACGCTCGTCGAGATGCTCTGCCGGCAGGAGTACTACTCGACGCTCTGGCCGATGCGCTCGCGCAAGCGGGAGTACGGCGTGTACGTCGACGAAACGCTCCTGATGTACTTCCCGCCCGCGTTCGCGGCGATCACGAACATCGCGCCGACGCTCTCGTAAGCGAACCGGCGGAGGACCGCTCGACGCACGATAGGACGGACAACGCGCGGGGCGGGTGGGCCAGAGAAGCCGCCCGCCCCGCGTTTTCTTTCGAGATCGGAGGATTCGATCGATGGGTATGATCACGGTGAAGGGCAGAGGCGGCGTCGTCCTCTCGCTCGCGAAACAGGAATATCGGCCGATCAACGGCCTAATGACGATCCCGGCCGAGCTCGAGGGGCTTGCGAAGGCGCACGGCTTCGTGAAGATCTCGGCCGCGGAAGCGTCGGCCGCGAAGCTCGCGCTCGATGAAGTCGCGACGCTCGAGGCCGGATTGCCGGCGGGACACCCGCAGGCGATCGAGATGGCCGAGCAGACGACGGAGAACGTCGCGGCCGCGCGCGAGACGAACGGCCTCGAGCCCGAAGTCGAGCAGACGCCGGGGAACGCGGCGTAACGATCGATGCCGACCGCGCCCGCTCCGACCGCGTTTACGACCGGGCCGCAGGTGAAGCAATACCTGCGGATCCCGGTCACGAATACGGACGACGACGGTCTCCTCCGATCGCTCGCCGACGTCGCGAATATGGCGATCGCGAAGTCGCTCCTCCGCAACGTCTTGAGCGCGAGCTACACGGAGACGCGCAACGGCACCGGGACGCCGACGCTGATGCTCCTGAATACGCCGGTGACGGCCGTCGCCTCGGTCTCGATCGTCGGTCCGCTGGCGCAGCCGAACGTGATTCCGCCGCCGGTCTCGCTGATTCAGGGCGTCGACTACGCGGTGACGCCGTACAGCCTCAAGCTCTATAACGGGCGCTGGCCGCGCGGGATCGCGAACGTCATCGTCGAGTATACGGCCGGGTATGCGAGTATCCCCGCGGACCTGGGACACGTCGCGGCGAAGGTCGCGGCCCTCCGGTATCGCGAGCTCGAGCGCCTCGGGCAGAAGTCGAAGATCATCGCGCAGGAAAACATTACCTTCGACCTCTCGGAGTTTCCGCCCGACGTCGAGGGGATCCTCGATCGCTACCGCACCGGCATGGGGATTAGCGACGAACTCGCGGGCACGCAGTGAAGAACCTCGCGAGGAACCAGTGAGCCCGATCACGGCGACGGTCACGGGCGCGGCCGAGGTTACGGTCGCGATTACGCGGACGGTCGATACGCAGCGCCGCTTGGTCTGGGCCGCGATCGAGGGCGCCGGCGTGAAGCTCGAGGCGAACGTCAAGAGCGATTGGCTCTCCGGTCGCGCGCTTCATCGCCAGAGCGGGCGGCTCGCCTCGAGCGTCAATACGCGCTTCCGGAGTAACGACCGATCCGCGACGTCGAATACCGGAACGAATGTCGTCTACGGCGCCGCGTGGGAGCTCGGCTTCATGCGAAACGATCTCGGGGCCCGCGCCGGGTACGCGCGCCGGCAGAAATCGCGCGATGTCTATGGGCGCGTGAGCCTCGACGTCGCGCGCGTGAGTAAGAGCGGGAAGATCATCACGACGCGGCGCGCGAAGACGGCGCAGGGCGTGGCGTTCGTCTCGAACCGGCTCCGAAAGGTCGGCGCGGAGAAGTGGCAGCCGGCGCGGCCGTTTCTCCGGCCCGCGCTCGAGGAACTCCGGCCGTCGATCTTGCGCGATATTCGGAACGCGCTCGAGGAAGGAAAGGGCGGGTTCGGCAGCGGCCCGGAGCGCGGCTAAATGGCGCTCAATCGCGAGCAGCTCTTCGTGGCGCTTTTCACGCGGCTCCAGACGCAACTCGGGTCGACGGTAAAGTCGTACTCGCGGCGGTGGGTGTCGTGGGACGACGAACCGCCGGCTATGCAGCCCGCGCTCTTGCTCCTGAAGGGGAACGAGACGAGTAAGCGCGGCGAGGCGGCCGATATCCGCGGCGCGCCGAAGATCTGGACCATCTCCGCTGAAATCTGGATCTACGTCAAGGACGACGGCACCGCGGAAGCCGTTCCGTCGATCCAGATCAACCAGATGATTCAGGCGATCGAAGCCGGGATGGAGATCCAGGCGGGCGAACAGACGTCGCCATTCGCGCAGTATATTGCGCGCCGGGACGCACCGCCGGCGGCGACGACGCTCGGCGGCCTGTGCATCAGTTGCGAGATCGTCGGCGAGGTCGAGATCGACGAAGGGACGCAGTCGCATACGGGCGTGATTCGTATTCCGGTGGCGATCCAAGCCGCCGCATAGATTTGCTCAAGCAGGACCCAACGGATCGTGCGGGACGGGGCGGGTCACGCCTCGGGAGACGGGACCGATGGTCAACTTTGGCGTGGGTCAGCTCGTGCTCAATCCGGGCGGTGCGAATCCGACGCCCGTCCAGCTCGCGATCCTGCAGGACGTCGAGTTCGATATGAGCTTCACCGAGAAGGAGCTCTACGGGCAGTTCCAGCTCCCCGTCGACGTCGCGCGCGGCGAGGCGAAGTTCGGCCTCAAGGCGAAGGAAGCGCAGATCTCGGGCGCGCTCGTCGGCTCGTTCCTCACGGGCTCGAGCAGCGCGGGCGGCTACACGGCCGGCGCGATCAACGAGGCGACGACGCTCGCGAGCACGTCGTACACGGTGACGAACTCGGCGACGTTCGTCGCGGACTGCGGTGTCATCAACCTGACGACGGGCCTCGTCATGACGCGCGTCGCGTCGGCGCCGGCTGCCGGGCAGTACTCCGTTTCGGCGGGCGTCTATACGTTTGCCGCCGGCGACAACAACGCGCAGCTCTGGATCAGCTACACCTACACCGTGGCTGGCGCGGGGAAGACGATCCACTTCAACAACCCGCTGATGGGCTCCGGCGTGATGTACACGGCGACGCTCTTCAACGTGTTCCGCAACAAGGTGGTCGGACTGAAGTACTACGCCGTCACCGTGCCGAAGCTGCAGCTCCCGTTCAAGAACAACGACTACACGATCGCGGGCCTCGACATGAGCGTGTACGCGGACCAGTTCGGGAACGTGCTCGAGTACTACGAGTCCGACTTCTAACCCCTCACCCGCTCGAGGAACACGCATGCCGGTACGCTCGAAGTTCGTCCAGGTTGGCGATCGCCCGCTCGCGATCCGTAAGCTCCCGCTCGGTCCGATCCGGAACGACCCGGAGGCGTTCGCCTTCTTGCAGAAGTCGGAGCGCAAAGGGGAGATCACGGTGAGGCAGACGGCGATGACCGTCTTCGCCTCGATCGACCAGAAGACGACGCCAATCTCGGAGGCGGATTTCTACGCCCTCGTCGACGATATGGATTGCGACACGGGCACCGACGCGCTGACGGAAGCCTTCGTCGTCGCGATGCAAGGGGCGGAGGCATCGAACGGCGCGGGGGAAGCGCAGGCGGATCCGGGGAAGGGTTCTTCACTCGAACCGGGATCCGCAGCGTCTACGGTCTGATCATCACGGCGACCGGCTGGACGTACGATGAAGTCGACGAGCTCGCAATGGTGGACGCGAACGAGATCTGCACCTACTGGCTCGAGTCGCCGCCGACGCATGTCAGTTTGAGCGCGATCGTGCGGGCGTTTAGTCCGAAGAAGACGCGGCGGTCCGTATTCGAGGGACTGCCGCGCGCGGCCGCGGCACGGATCGGGACGGACGACGAAGCGGCCGCGTTCGCGTCGCAACTGAAGGCGTTCGCATCCGACATGGCACGGCCAACGAGAGGCTAACCGGGGGTAGGCGACGAACGATGGGCACCGCGGCACGTATGAACGTCGAGATCACGGGCACCGTCGACGGACTTTCGACCGCGATGGAGCGTGCCAACGACACCGTCACCCGGGCGGCGTCGCAGATGCGGACGCAGACGAGCGCGATCGGCGACGCGTTCGAGGGGATGGCGCACCGCTTCGAGCACTCGGGCGTGATGATCGCCTTCGCCGTAAACAACATGATGGACGGCACGCAGACCGGCGTCGAGCGCGCGCTCCACTCGATCGCGCTCCTCGGGTTTGCGTTCGGCCCGGTCGTCGGATCTGTCACGACGGCGACCGCGCTGATCCTCGAGAACATCAAGAAGATGGTCCAGGAGGCGTCGAAGCAGCTCGACGAGTTCAAGAAGAAGCTCGACGACTTCGTGAACGCCGGGAACGTCGCCGCGCTGATGAAGAAGCGCGAGGAGCTCCTCACCGGGACGCCGGCGAAGGAGGGAAAGATCGTTCCGCCGAGCGAGCTCGTTCCGGGCGCGTTCAAGGGCTCGCTCGAGGATCTCGAGGCGCAGGCCGCGAAGGTGAAGGCGGAGTTCGACAAGTGGGGGATGGGCGGGATCCTCAAGGTGACGCCGGAGCTCGCGGCCGCGCGGACGCAACTCGAGGCGATCGACGCCGCGCTCGCGGCGGCGAGCAATCAGCGCGCGCGGCTCATGCAGGGTGGCGACCTGCCGAAGGTGACGATCTCAACGAAGAGCGATAAGCGCGAGGCGGAGGATATCGCGAAGGCGAACAAGGAGAAGCTCTCGCTCCAGCTCGAGTTCGACAAGCTCGCGAATCAGGGCGACGAAGAGTTTCAGAAGATGAAGAAGAAGCTCCTCGATGCGTCGGTCAAGGATAGCGCGGACGCGGCGCAGAAGCGCATGGAGACGAACGATAAGACGAACCAGCAGCAGGCGGAACTCGACGCCGCGGCGGCGAAGCTCATGGCGACGAATCGCGCGGCCGGCGCGAAGGATATTCAGAAGGCGATGGACGACTCCGCCCGCGCCTCGGCCGAGTCGTGGATGAAGGCGATGGAGACGGTCCAGAGTTCGATCGAGCACGCCTTCGAGCAGATGAAGGAGCACGGCGGATCCTTCGGAACGTTCATGCGCAAGATCGGGCAGGATATGCTCGGCGACTTCGTGCGCGCGGAACTCAAGATGGTCGAAGCGCACATCGCGGCGAACGTGATTAAGCAAAGCTCCGACGAACAGGGCGCGGCGAAGAGCAAGGTGATCGTCCTCTCGGAAGCGCTCTCGAGCATCTCGGCGTCCGCGGCGAAAGCGGCAGCCGCGGCGTGGTCGGCGTTCGCGAGCATCCCGTATATCGGCCCCGAGCTCGGCGCGGTCGCGGCCGGCGTGACGTACGCCGGCGTGATGGCGTTCGGCGCGCTCGCCTCGGCCGCCGGCGGCTTCGACGTCCCCGCGGGCCTGAACCCGGTCACGCAACTCCACGCGCAGGAAATGGTACTTCCCGCCCATCTCGCGAACGCGGTCCGCGGCATGGCCGCCGGCGGCGGGAGCGGCGGCGGCGAGCAGCACTTCCATTTCCATACGAACGACTCGGTCTCGACCGCCGAATGGGCGCGCCGGAATACCCGTGCGATCGGAACGGCCGCGGTCGAGCACGTTCGCCGCGGTGGCGGGTCGACGTCGGCGTCGGCGGGCCGGAGATCGCCATGAGCCAAGCAATCTTGCCTGTCCTTCCTGGGTTGACGTGGCAGAATACAATGGCGCCGAAGTTCTCGTCGAAGATCCAGACGTCGGTCGGGCAGAGCGAAGTGCGCGCGGCGTTCAGTCCGTACCCGGTTCGGCATTACGTCCTGACGTACAACTTCCTGCGCGGGTACGGCGCGTTCACGGAACTGCAGCAGCTCTACGGCTTCTTTTGCGCGCGCCTCGGGAGCTTCGACTCGTTTCTCTACGACGACCCGGAAGACGACACGGTCCCGGATACGAGCCCGGGGAACTTCGGGACGGGCGACGGATCGACGACGCAGTTTCAACTCGGGCGCTCGCGCGGTGGCTTCTTCGAGCCGGTATATAATCTTCACTCGACGCCGAAGATCTACGTCAACGGCATCTTGAAGACGGTCAGTACCGACTACTCGATCTCCGGCGGCTTGGTGACGTTCACGGCCGCGCCCGGGAACGGTCTCGCGCTGACGTGGAGCGGCACCTACTATTGGCGCTGCCGCTTCGAGGACGACATGATCGACTTCACCGAGTTCGCCTCCCTGTATTGGGAACAGCGGAAGCTCGGTTTCCGCACGATCCTGAACGGATAGCGCCTCGCATGAAATACATGAGCGCCGGGCTGATCGCCTTCTTGAACTCGCTCGGGCCCGGCGTCGATCCATTGATCGCCGACCTTCTGACGATCGCGCCCGTCGGCGGCGGTCCGGTGGTGCGCATTACATCCGCGCCCGTGGATCTCCGGTCGACGTCGCTCCATGGCGCGATCCTGAACACGTCGCCCGTCACGCTCGACCCGACGGTCTATACGTTTATCGCCGGCGGCGTGACGTTCACGCGCGATCGGATCGTGACGAAGATCGGTCTCGAGGTCAATCCGACGCCGCTCACGCTCGCGATCCCGCAGAGCGGGCAGACGTTGAACAGCACGACGTGGCAAGCCGCGATCGCCGCCGGCTATCTCGAGGGCGCGGCGATCACGCTCGAGCGTGCGTTCATGCCGACCTGGGGGGATACGAGCCGCGGGACGGTGATTCTCGAGAAGGGGAATACCGGCGAGTGTCGGCCGTCGCGGAGTACGATCTATCTCGAGATCAAGCCGGCGATCGCGATTCTCGGGAACCCGATGCCGCGGCGCCAGTTTCAGCCCGGGTGCTTGCACATCCTCTACGATACGGGATGCGCGCTCTCGCAGGCCGCGTTTACGACGAGCGACGCGGCCGCGCCGGGGTCGACGGCGAGCGTGATCAACTCCGGACTGACGCAGGCCGATGGCTACTTCGCGCTCGGGGCGATCAAGTTTACGAGCGGCGCGAATGCCGGGCTCCAGCGTCGGTGCTATGGGTTCGCACACGCAAGCGGAGCGATCGCGGTCAAGCCGGCGTTCCCGTTCATACCGAATACCGGGGATACGTTCGACATCTATCCGGGGTGCGACAAGACGCAGCAGACGTGTACGGCGAAGTTCGGGAACCTCGTCCACTTCGCCGGCTTCCCGTATGTGCCCGTGGCGGAGGCGACGCTGTGAGCGAGAGCTACCTCAACCGGAAATGCGGCGAGGCGATTCTCGCGGGCGCGGGCCTGCGCGGCGTCACATTGGCGCTGCGCGAAGATATCGAGCGCGATGCAGTGATCGCGGAAGCGAGAAGTTGGATATCAACTCGTTTTCACCATCATGCGGCCGTAAAGGGGTCCGGCGTCGACTGCGCGCACCTCGTCGCCGCGGTCTATACGCATTGCGGCGTGATCGATGCGCCGGCGATTGGGTTCTACACCGAGAACTGGTTTCAGCATGAAACGACGGAACGGCTCCAGCATGCGGTCGCGGCGTGTTGCGTGCCCGTCGATCGACCGGAGCGTGGCGATCTGGCGCTCTTCCGGTTCGGCCATGCGAGCGCACACGCCGCGATCGTTACGGATTGGCGTGGGATCATTCACGCGGACCGGACGCGGATGGTCGTCTGCGAAGATTACGTCGACGAGCGCGGGCCGCTCGAGCGACGCTTCACCGGCTGGTGGTCGCCGAAACGCTGGCATCCTGAGGCCGCTCCATGATCGCCGCGATCGGGAAGCTCACGCTCAATGAGTGGTACTATATCCTCGGGATTGGCGGTCTGATCTCGGGAGGCGCGCTCTTCTTCTATCGCAAGGCGCTGGTCCCGCTCTACGGTTATGCGCGGGCGAAAGTGAAGCGCATCTCGGACGCGCTCGACGCGATCGACGCGATCAAGAAAGAAGTATTTCCCAATGGGAGCGGTTCGATGCGCGACAGCGTCGACCGCAGCGAGAAGATGGTCCGCAAGATGGCGAAGAACATTTTTATGTCGCTCGCGCAGAATCGCTCGCTCTTCGAGCAGAGCGAGACGGGGATGTTCGAGGGCGACGAGGAAGGGGAGCTCCTGTGGGCGAATCGCGCGTTTCGTCAGATGACGGGGATGCGCCTCGAGCAGCTCGACGGGAGTGGCTGGATCAATGCGATCCACGACGACGATCGGCGGCGCGTGGAAAACGACTGGCGTCTCTGCACGGGCCAGCGCCGTCCGATGCTCTCCATGTTTCGCGTGACGCACATTGGCACCGGCGTGACGATCTCGGTCCACTGCGAAGCATATCCCGTCTTCTCCGATGGCGGCGATTGCTCGGGCTGGCTCGCATCCATTCGCACTCGAGAGGTCGAGGTATGATTATCCCAATGGCCGACGTCTCCGCGCTGCGCAACAAGATCGGGACGACGATCCTCGGCATGGTCTCGACGCTTTTTATGGCGCTGGTGTCGTGGGGCGGCGTCCAGCTCTGGGCCTCGAAGCTCAGCGTCGACGACTATCGCGACTACATCGCGAAGGCCGCGCTCGTTCACCAGGTCGATTCGATCCACTTCGCGCGCCTCGATCGACAGATTGCGTGCGCGACGAAGTCGCCGCGATGCGCCGGCCGGCGTCATGCGACTCCGTAAGACTCAATGCGCATTTTATCGGCGGATACCATGACGATCGCGCGACCGGCGGAAGCGCCGGCTATCGTGAACTTCCGTCGATCGAGGGCGCGCAGGGCTTGCTCTTCCAGTGCCCGAAGTGCGCCGAGGGCAAAGAGTATGGCGAAGAGCGCGACGAGATCACGGGTGAGACGATCGGCTTCCACCGCGGCGCGCATCATATTATTTGCTGGTTCCGGAATCCACGGAACGCGCCGCGCGTCCCGGACGATATCGACCCGAAGCCCGGCCGCTGGTGGACCGTCGGCGACTCGATCGACACGCTCACGTTCGATCATGGCGAGCCGCCGATCGCGAAGAGTGTTCTCCTCGTCGGCGGGTGCGGCTGGCATGGCTTCATTACGAACGGCGAGGCCGCGTGAGTAGTCTTTTCGGCGGGATGGGCGTCGGCCCGCAGAACCGGAAGATCGCGAACTTCTGGTACGTCCAAACGGCCGCGTACGCCACGCCGATCCCGCTCGCGTACGGGCAGAACCGCGTTGCCGCCTCCATGATCCATATGCCGGCGCAGCCGAAAGCGCAGGGCGGGGGGAAGTTCGGCAAGAGTGGGAAGGCGCAGAACTACACGGCGCCGGTGATCTTCGGGATCTGCGAAGGGCCGATCTCCGGAATCAACCTGCTGTGGGTCGATAAGGACCAGCCGCAACTCTTCGCCTCCGGCTGGATCCTGAACCAAGCGAACGAACCGGGGACGGTGCCGGGGACGGCGCCGTATCATTTCCAAGTCGCGTTCACGTCCGGCGGCCTCGGCTTCTACTCCGACGTCTCCGTCTACGACTCGACCGCGGGCGTCTTCCTTACGCGGATCCCGGACAATGCGTCGCCGGCGCCGGGGCCGGGGCAGTATCAGCTCGACGGGACGAGTAACGGCCTCTACTATTTCAACGCGGCGCAGTCGGCGCACGCGATTTGGATTACTTGGTTCTATCACTCGCAGGGGACGTTCCCCGGGAGTTGGGTCCTCAAGCTCGGGACGACGCCGACGCAGACGGTCTGGTCCGGTCTCGCAAGCTTCCCCGGACAGGGCATTACCTATCCCGGCGTGGCGTACATGGCGCACCCGGCCGCGAACTTTCCGGGCGATTCGCCGCAGCAGTTTAGCTACGAGGTCGAGGCGCTACACCAGTTTGGCGGCGGGATCGTCGACGCGAACGGCGCCGATATTCTGACCGACTTCCTTACGGATCCGCTGCACGGCGCGAACTTTCCCGCGGCGAGTCTCGGGATCCTGAGCGGCTCGAACGGCTCCTACTACAACTACGTGGCCGCGGCCGGCCTCTTCTGCTCGCCGGTCTACACGCAGCAGCAGGCGGCGCGCGAGCATCTCGCGGAGCTTTTCGAGGTCACGAACTCCGCGCCGTACTGGAGCGACGGCTTGCTCAAGGTCGTGCCGTACGGCGATACCGCGATGACGGCGAACGGCTTCACGTTCACGCCGAATACGACGCCGCTCTACTCGCTCTTCGACGACGACTTCCTCCCGAACCGCGCCGTCACGGGCAGCAGTGGGGCGGACGATCGTGGGAATGATCTCGATCCGATCCTCGTCACGCGGAAGGATCCGACGCTGATCCCGAACAAGATCAAGGTCGAGTACGTCAGTCGCGACTTCGACTATAACAGCGACTTCGTCGTCGCCGAGGATCAGGTCAGCGAAGCGTTGAACGGGCCGATCGAGCTCGGATCGCTCTCGCTCCGCTCGGTGACGGTGAAGAGCGTTGCGCGGCAGGTGGCGCAGATCCGGCTCCAGCGTGAGCAGCTCGTCACGCCGATCAAATATGAGTTCGTCCTCGGCTGGAAATACACCGGCCTCGAGCCGATGGACTTGGTCGAGCTGAACGACGACCTCCTCGGCCTCGTCGCGACGCCGGTGCGCATCGTGTCGGTGGAAGAACTCGCCGACGAAGAGGGCTTGGCGTTTACGGCCGAGCCATGGGTCGACGGCGTCGCGTCTGCGGTACTCTATCCGGCGCCGGGCGGCGTCGGGTCGCGGCCGTCGACGAACGCCATCCCCGGGAACACGGCGAACGCGTTCATTATCGAAGGGCCGAGCGCGCTGATCTCAGCGCCGATGGAGCTCTGGATCGGCGCCGCCGGCGGCTCGAACTGGGGCGGCTGTCAGGTCTGGATCTCGACGGACAACGTCACCTTCCAGCAGGTGGGCGTGATTAACGGGACGGCCGCGTTCGGCACGATGCAGCCGAGCGGCCTCGCGACGAGCGCGTCGCAGTTCCCGACGGTCGACTCCGTGAATACGGCGACGGTGACAATCATTACCGGGCGCCAACTCGCGAGCCTCTCGGCGAGCGATTTCGCGCACCTGACCTATCCGTGCGTCATCACGGATGGCGTCACGCCGGAGTGGATGACGTACGAGACCGCGAGCCTCGTCACCGGATCCGAGTACGCCCTCTCGACGCTCTACCGCGGGCTCTTCGGGACGGCGCCGGCGGCGCACGCGAACACGGACGAGTTCATGCTGATCGACGGCGCCGTGGCGAAGATTCCGTGGCCGAACGGCGTCCAGGGCGCGACGGTCTACTTCAAGTTGCCGGCGTTCAACATCTACGGGGCGCAGCTCGAGGATCTCGCCAGCGCGGCGACGTTTACCTATGTGATCGGCGGCGTCCCGATCGCGCGCACGACGGCGGTCCCGACGATGACGATTACGGTCGCGTCGAACGACAGCCTGACGGTCGCGACGGCGAAGGCGTCGATGATGGTCACGATTCCGCCGGATGGCGCCTCGATGAAGTGGCTCGCGAGTACGTCGGCGAATCCGACGGTCGCCGCGGTGATCGCGGGCGGGACGGTCGTTAGCGCCGGCGCGCCGTTCCTGAACGTCCCCGATTTGGGCGTGGCCCTTAGCTTCGGGGATACGGTCTACGTCACCGCGGTCTACTACGATCAGAGCGGCAACGCGCGGACCGCCGTGCAGGGTCACGCGACGCGCCCGAACCTGCTCTTTACGAAGACCACCTCCTGGCCGTCGACGCTCTTTCAGGCCGCTTCGCCGCCGCTGCACGCGGCGTATACGTTCGATCCGACGACCGGCGGGTTGTTCAACAACAGCACGCTCGGAAACACGATCACCGATCCGTTCAACGCGCTGGTCCCACTCCCGGCGGGCGCGATCGTCACGGGTTTCACCATCACGGCGTACCAGAATCCGGGTGATACCGGGTTGGTGAATCTTGGCTACTACACGCAATCGGCGGGCGTGCTCAGTTCACGGAATGCTATCGGCACCACGATTAATATCGGCGTCACGACGATCACGATCACCGGGCTCTCGATCAACACGGCGAACACGGCGTTCATTCTCTCGGCGATCTTCACTGGCGGGTCGACGAGCGGGTCGCCGTCCGGCTCGCCCGCAGGCGATCTCGGCGTCATCAGTTTTACCGTGACCTACAACATGCCCAACCCCACGGCGGCGCTCTAATGGATCCGATCGAAGCGAAACGCGATCTCGCGCAAGCGATTCGCTGGTACGAGGAATCGCCGAACGTCACGTCGTCGACGCGCGTCTTTACGGCGGTGATTCTGGTCCTCGCCACCGCGATCTGTGCGTTGATGATTACCTACACGATCGTCTCGATGGTCCGGCATGAAAAGCCGGACGCAGGATTCACCGGCACGCTCGCCGGCGCGCTCACGGCGCTTGCGGCGAACGTCGCGGCGAACGTCGCCACTCGTAATAAGGGAGTCAACTAAATGGCCCCGCTCCGCTGGACGGTCAACCGCGACAATCAGAACGACAAGCGGACGTACGGCTCGATCCTCCGGCCCGACGGATCGGCGTTCGGGCCGTCGCGCTTCGGCGACTCGATCGAGCTTCCGTGGAAGAACGATCTCCCGCAGGTCTCCTGCATCCCGGGGAACATCCTCTATACGCTCGACTTCCGGTGGTCGAACGATCATAAGGGGCCGCGCTGGTGGTTTCAGAACGTGCGCGCGCGCTCGGCGTGCGAGCTCCACTCGGCGAATATCCCGGGGCAACTCCGCGGGTGCATGGCGCCGGGCTTCGGCCGCATGGCGATGATGGCGATCGACGGCTTCGAGCCGCAGGACGGGGTGACGAACTCGCGCCAGGCGCTCCAGCAGTTCATGACGGAGTGCGGCCTGCCCGATTTCCTGAGCCTCACGACGGAGGCGGCCGTGAACGCGTTCGTCGCGGCCCATTCCGAGCTCTGCGTGATCGAAATGCAAGTGAACGATATCCCGGGGCTGGCCGCCGCACCGATCGCGGCATAGGTTCGTTTCGTCGTCTCTTCTTCTTCCTTTCTCGCTCGAGGTTCGTATGGATCCGCTCGTCGCAGGACTGGTAGGTTTGATCATCGGCGCAGTACTTGGCGCCGCCGCGATGCTCTTGATCGCACACAACAACCCGAAGCAGGCCGCCGCCGCTACGTCGGATCTCCTCGCGAGCGAGGGCCGGATCGTCGCGGCGATCAACACGGCGAAGGACGCGACGACGGCGCATACGACCGCCACCGCGGGGATCGTCGCCGCCGCGCCGACGCCGACACCGCCGGCCGCGTCATGACGGCGCCCGTGCCGCCGGCCGCGGCGAGCCCGCCGCCGGCGGCGCGGGCGTTGCCGTACGCCCTCCTCTTTTGCGCCGCGCTGATGATCCTCGCGCTGATCCAGAGTCGGCGCGCCGCGGACGCGACGGACGGCGAGAAGGCGGCGAAAGCGACGATCGCCGCCTACACCGATTCCCTAAAAGCGGACCGCAAGCTTGTCGCCGTGTCGCAGCGATCGCGAGACTCGCTCGCCGCGATCGCGGCGCGCCTCGAGCGGCCGGCCGCCGTCGCGCAGGCGAAGACGGATACGGCGAAGACGGCGCTCTCGGCCGAGATCGCCGCCGGCGCGAAGCTTCTCGCCGATAGCCTCGCGACGCTCGCGCAGGTCCGGGCGGAGCTCGCGCGAACCGATTCGATCGGTGCGCTGCTCGTCGCGAAGGTCACGGCGCAAACGTTCTCGATCGACTCGCTCCATCGCGCCGACCTGGCCGTGATGGCGCAGGATACGGTCGTTATGAAGCGACTCGAGAAGGAGAACGACGACGCCGCGAAGCAGCACGTCGCGGATACGAAGGCGCTCGCCGGCGCGACGCGGAGCGTTTTCTATCGCGCGACGACCGGCGTCTTCGCGGTCGGCGGCGGCGCGCTCTGTGGCGCCGGCGGCTGGCTCCTTCTCGGTCCGGCCGGCGCGATTATCGGTGGCGGGGCGTGCGCAGCGCTCGTCGCGACGCTCCGGTGAGGCGCTCGAGGGGTTGACAGTGGCACAAAACGGGATAGTCCTTCCCATATGGAACGGCGACGGAAAACTATCATCGACGTCGATTGCGACGCCTGCAACGGCACCGGAAAGCGTCCCTCGGAATGGGATCTGCGGACCGGCGCCGTCGTGGCGTTGAAGCAATGCGATTCATGCCTCGGCCGCGGGATCGTGCGCGTGAACGCGCCGGCGGTGGCGCTCGAGCTCGTCGCGGCGTAGTTATTAAGGTACTATGAAATCGAAACTCTTCTCCGAAGTACTCTCCGCGGCGAACGACGTCCTCGCGCATGCGCGCGGGAAGAAGCGACTGAAGACGACGCGCGTCGCGAAAGAAAAGAAGAAGCGTATAGGCGGCCAACCTGTCGGGCCGGGAAGGACGCGATAAGGGGATGGCGTTAGGGTAACTGTCTTGCCGGGACACCAAGCCCGGGTGCGGACTACGGATCGCCACACGCCGGGACCGACCCGGCTCCAGCGCTGGAGTAGCTCAGTCGGTAGAGCGCCTGCCTCGTAAGCAGGGGGTCGCCCGTTCGATCCGGGCCTTCAGCTCTCAGGGATGATGTAAGCGCATATGTTCGAGTCGCGGGATCGGTAGCGGAGCTCGAGTCCAAAGGGCTGTGACACGGCCAGCCACGGGCGCCGGACGTACCCGAATACCTGCGTAGGCGAACGAGGAGCGGAGTCGCGACCGATAACCTGAAGGATCTATCACCCGGTCAGTGAAGCGAGGAAGCCGGACGGGCGTAAGTATCGTGTCGTTTTATTACCGAGCGGAATAAAATCCCGAGCGGGAATAAAACTGCAGCCAGATTGCCAGACGCCGGAACCGCGCAGAGACCACTTCGAGGAAGGGCCACGACGCCGTCGACATCCCAATGTGTCGGCGGCGTTCGTGCATTTCGGTACTGGCGGCGAAAGACTTCTCCTGCTATAATCTTTTCTACCTATGACAGAAAACGAACTTCTCACGGTCATCGAAGCGTCCGTTTTTGTCGGCGTCGCGGTCGGCGCCGTCTATAAGCGGATCGACGCGAAGAAACTCGCGAAGACCGTCCGCTTCGGAAAGATTCTCGTCGCGCGCGTCGACGTCCTCGAGTGGAAGAAAGAACGCGAAGCGGAGGCGCGCGCGATTCTCAAGTAGGACCGTTCATCCCCGCAGGTTTCCCCGATAGGAGGTTCCCCGATGGCTCCGGTTATAGATGGTGAAGGTGGCGTAGCACTCTCCGACGAGGCCGCGGCCGAGCGCGCGTGGCTCGTCGATCGCCGGTCCGCGATCACCGCGACCGACGTCCCCGCGATCCTCGGCCTCTCGCCGTTTTCCTCGCCGATCAAAGTCTGGCGCTCGAAGATTGGTGACACGGAGGACCAGGCCGACAGCGAGGCGATGTACTACGGTCGACTCTTCGAGCGGCCGATCCTCATGGCGTACGAGAAGCGGACGGCACAGGAGCTCGTCTATCCGGAACCGTTCCGGATGATGCGATCGCTCTCCGTGCCGCAGATCGGGGCGACGCTCGACGCCCGCCGGCTCCGCGACGGCGCGCCCGTCGACGCGAAGAACGTCGGCTTCCGTTCCGAGGTCTACGGCGACGAGGGGACGGACAACTTTCCGGCGCACTACGCCGCGCAGCTCATGATGCAGATGTTCGTGACCGGTGCCGCGGTCGCGGACCTCGCCGTGCTCTTCTCGCGCTACGACTTCAAGGTCTATACGATCGAGTACGATCGCGAGACGGCCGAGGGGCTCGTCGCGCGGTGCCTCGACTGGTACCAGGCCTACGTCGTCGGCAATACGGCGCCGCCCGTCGACGGCACGCCCGACTACACGGCGTTCGTGAAGCGGCTGAAACAGGCGACCGACATGGTGATCGTCGCGACGCCGGAGCAAGAGGAGTGGGCGCGGAATCTCAGCGTCACGCGCGAGCAGCTCGAGATGCTCGATATGGAGAAGAGCCGCCTCGAGAATCTGATTAAGACGGCGATCGGCGAGGCGAAGGGGATCGAGAGTCCGCGCTTCCGCGCCCTGTGGTCGCAGGCGAAGGACTCCGTCGGTCCGGATCTCGAGCGGATCGCCTACGAGCTCGCGAAGCGCTACGTCTTGGCGAAGCATGAGCTCGCGCTCGACCACGGCGATCTGTCGTGCGTACTCACGGCCGAGGGCGTTCTTGCCGAGCTCAAGGAGCAGAAGGACATGCAAAAAGTCACCCGCACCGGTTCGCGCAGGTTCACGTTCAAGTATGAGGGATAGCCCCGATGGCGACAACCGAAGAGAAGGAAACGCGCGAAGGCGATAGCGTCGCGCTCGTCCGGAAGGAAACGCGGACGCAGATCGTCGAGGCCGGATCCGCCGCGTTGAGCGCGCAGATCGAGGCGCGAATCAAGGGCCAGTTCTTTCTCGCGCGGCAGTTCCCGCGGGACTGGCGCGAGGTCCGCTCGAAGCTCCTGCAGGCGTTCGAGCGCCCGATGCTCGCCGAGGGCGCGATCTACTCGAAGCCCGTCGGCGGGAAGCGCGTCGAGGGGCTCTCGATCCGCTTTGCCGAGGAAGCGTTCCGCGCGATGGGGAACGTGAGCGTCGAGACGATGCTCGTCTCCGACGACGAGGATAAGCGCGTCTACATCGTCAGCGGTATGGACATGGAGACGAACGCGATCGTCCCCGTTACGGTCGTGGTGACGAAGCAGGTCGAGCGCTCGAGCACGAAGGCGGGCGACGTCGTGCTCGGCGAACGGCTGAACTCGAACGGGAACAAGACCTTCATCCTCAAGGCGCGGAGCGAGGACGATTACCGCGCGAAGGAGCAGGGCGCGCTGCAGCGGGCGCGGCGCGACGTCATCATCTTCTTGACGCCGGGCGATATCCAGGAAGAGTGCGAGACGAAGATCCGCGAGACGCTCCGCGATCGCGACCGGAAGGATCCGGAGGGGACGATCAACGCGCTGACGGATTCGTACTACCGCCTCGGCGTCTCGGTCGCGGAGATCGAGAAGTTCCTCGGCCATTCGGTGAAGACGATCAACGAGGCGGAGCTCCATATCCTCCGCGTGACGTACACGATGATCAAGGAGGGCGAGGGAACGTGGGCGATGGCTGTCGAACACAAGCTCGGCGCGAACACGGGCGCCGACGCCGGCGACGATAGCGCGAAGCCGGCGAAGACGGGCGCGGCCGCGAAGCTCGCCGAGGTCGCGAAGGCCGGCGAGGCGCAGACGACGGAAGAGAGCCGGATCGATGCGCTTCGGAAGAAGAAGACCCGGACGGACGAAGAGAACGAAGAACTCCGCCAGTACGAGCTCGATCACCCGCGCGCGGCCGCGGCCGAGTAAGGCCGACCAATACGCCCGCGTCGTCGATCGGCGGCGCGGCTTCCCCCGAGGAGTACTCCCCGATGAAGATCGTTCGACTCGAAGCAGAAAACGTCAAGAAGTTGAAGGCCGTCACTATCACGCCCGACGGCGCGATCGTGCAGATCACGGGTCCGAACGGATCCGGCAAGACGTCGGTCCTCGACGCGATCTATATGGCGCTCGCCGGCAAGCGCGCGATCGACTCCGAGCCGGTGCGCAGCGGCACGGAGAGCGCGCGGATCCTCCTCGATCTCGGCGAGGTCATCGTGAGGCGGACCTTCCGCGCCGACGACGGAACGACGAAGCTCGAGGTCATGACGGTCGACGGGGCGCGGTTTCCGTCGCCGCAGAAGATGCTCGATTCGCTCCTCGGGACGCTGACCTTCGATCCACTCGCATTCTCGCGCGCCGACGCGAAGGGTCAGCTCGAGACGTTGAAGGCGCTCGTCCCGCTCGAGATCGACCTCGAGCAGCTCGATTTCGAGAACCGGCGCGACTTCGACGTCCGGACCGGTGTCAGTCGGACGATCCGCGAGCTCGAGGCGCAGGTGAAGGGCCTCCATCTCGTCGACGTCGCGGATCCGCCCGACGTCGCGGCGCTCCTGAACCAGCTCGAGAAGGCCGTCGAGCATAACCGCGAGGTCGATATCGAGGCGCGCCGGCGGTCGGATTATCACGCGTCGATCGCGCATAAGGATATCCGGCTCGCGAAGCTCCGCGAAGAAGTCCGCGAGCTCGAGACGGATCTCGGGCTCATGCGCGACGAGGTCGCGATGTGGGGTCCGGAGGAGACCGTCGTCGACGTCCGCGAACTCCGCGAGCAGATCGACGCGGCGACGGACGTGATCCGGACCTACGAGGCGGCGCAGCGCGTCGTGAGGGAACGGAAGGAGCTCCTCGCGAAGCTCGATAGCGCACACATCGAGGCCGAGGATCTCACGGCGAAGATAGAGGCACGGACGGCGACACGGACGGCGGCGATCGCGGCCGCGAAGATGCCGGTCGAGGGGCTCGCGTTTGGCGACGGCGAGGTTCGGTACAACGGGCATCCGTTCAGCCAGGCGAGCGGTGCCGAGCAGCTCCGCGTCTCGGTCGCGATCGCGATGGCGGGAAGTCCGAAGCTCCGCGTCCTCCGCGTGAAGGACGGTTCGCTCCTCGACTCGAAGAGCCTCGCCATCCTCACGGAAATGGCCGAGCTCCGCGACTTTCAGGTGTGGATCGAACAGGTCTCGGAGTCCGGGACCGTCGGGATCGTTATGGAGGACGGCTCGATCGTGCCGGCGCGCGCATGAGCGCGAACGCCGGCGTCGATCCGCAAATGCTGATCACCTGCAAGTGCGGAAACAAGATTTCGATTGCGCCACCGCGCGCGATCGCGACGAACTGCTCGCAATGCAAAAGCATCCTGACCGTAACGGAGGATGGCGATTGGTTCAAGCTGGAGATATCGGCACCGAAGAAGGAAATCGACACGTTCAATAAGTGGGGCGTTTCGACGTTAGGGCGCGATGGTTTGTCGCTTCTCGTGCCCGCGGCGACGGAGCGCATGACATACGACGAAGCGCTTACGCTCGCTGCGTGGCTGGTGGCGATGGCCGGCGACGACGAGATACGGTTCGCCGAGATCCTCGACGCGGTCAGGAATACATGAGCGACGAACGCGTCAATCCCGTCTTCACCGTGACCGGTCGATTCGGCGGCTACGCCCACGAGAAGCTCGTCGGCACCTATACCGGCGACGCGACGAAGGCGGACGTCGAGAAGGCGTTCTTCGGCCCGTTCGGTGGCCGGGATGCGCACGCCGCGAACGGCTGCTTCACCGTCATCGTCCACGCGGACTAGGGCGATGATCGACCGCGACGAACAGCCGACGCTCTTCGGGATCCCACCGATGGGAACCGGGCAGGTCGTAGTGGTCGGCGCTCCGACCGCGCGCGAGGTGCCGGATCGCGCGCGGCAGGAGCGGGCGGCGTTCGTCCGGAAGCAGGTCGAGCAGGTGATCAAGAAGCGGAAGACGGCGGCCGCATATCGGTCGAAGGCAAAGAAGCTCCTCGAGAAAGCCGAGGCCGTCGGCGACACCGCGGCCGGCGACGAAGCGCGGGCGCTCTACTTGCTCGCCGAGCGCGCCGAGACGCGCGCCGAAACCTTTATCCTCGCGCTGATCGCGCGCACGGAGCTCCGGTAAATGGCGGTGCAGATTATCGAGATGGGCGAGTGCGTGATCCACGGCCTCGTCCCGGTCTGGCGCTACACCTGGAACGCGCGCCCCGAGTTTACGAGCGGCCCGTGTTGCCTCCCCTGCATGATCGAGTACCTCGCGGAGCACCTGAATAAGGTCACGAATCCTCGCCTGATTCAGTTCGGCGAATGACGACCCTCCCCTGCCCGGAGTGCGGCGCGCCGCTCCAGCTCAAAGACTCGAAGTACGGCAAGTTCTATGGCTGCTCGATGTGGCGCACGACCGGCTGTAAGGGGTCGCACTCGGCGCATAAGGATACCGGCGCGCCGATGGGCTTGCCGGCGCGGGCCGCGGTAAAGGCCGCGCGCGTCCGGGCGCATCGCGCCTTCGACTCGCTCTGGACCGGCGGCGCTATGACGCGGAAGGCGGCTTACAAGTGGCTCCAAAAAGCAATGAAGCTCTCGAAGCGCGAATGCCATATCGCGGCATTCGACGAGGCGCAGTGCGAGCAGGTGATTCTCGAAGTCTCCCGTCTCCGATCCCCGAGGTCTGCATGAGCACGAAAACGTTCCTCTCGCTCGCTCCGAATCTTAGGCTCCCGCTCGAGTCCGTCTCGCGGACGTTCGGCATCCTCGCCGCGCGCGGCGCCGGCAAGAGCAATACGGCCGCCGTGATGGCCGAGGAAATGTTCGCCGCGAAGCTCCCGTTCGTCGTCATCGACCCAGTCGGCGCATGGTACGGCCTCCGCTCGAGTGCCGACGGGACGGGCGCGGGTTTGCCGATTCCCATCTTCGGCGGGAAGCATGGCGATCTCCCGATCGAGCGCGAGAGCGGCGAGCTCGTCGCGGATCTCGTCGTCGAGAAGCGGTTGACCTGTGTGATCGACCTCTCGCAGTTCGAGTCCGAGGGAAGCAAGAAGCGGTTCCTCCTCGCGTTCGCGAAGCGGCTCTATCAGAAGAACGAGAGCCCGCTCCACCTCTTTCTCGAGGAGGCGGACGACTACATCCCGCAGAAGCCGATGGGGAACGACGAGAACTACCTCCTCCGGGCGTGGGAGAACATCGTTCGTCGCGGCAGGAGCCGCGGCCTCGGGATGACGATGATCACGCAGCGGAGCGCGGCGATCAACAAGATGGTCTTGACGCAGGTCGAGACGCTCTTCGCGATGCGCACGACGGGCCCGCAGGATATAGCGGCAATCGAGGCGTGGGTGAAATACAACCAAGCGAGCAAGGACGTTCTCGCGACGCTCTCCTCGCTCGGCGACGGCGAGGCGTGGGTCTGGTCGCCGCACTTCCTGAAGACGATGGCGCGCTTCCAGATCCGGCGGCGGGCGACGTTCGACTCGGGCGCGACGCCGACGAACGTTCGCGCGGCGGATACGCGGCCGCCGGCGACGCTGGCCGACGTCGACCTCGAGGCGCTGCGTACGAAGATGGCCGCGACGATCGAGAAGGCGAAGACGGAGGATCCGGCGCTACTCCGGCGCGAGATCGCGGAACTCCGGAAGAAGGTCGCCTCGCTCGCGGCGCCACCGAAGGGACTAATCGCGCCGGCCGAGCTCGAGGCGATCCGCGTCGCGGAATACGCCGGCGGTCGAAAGCGGGAGCGCGACGATATCCTCCGCGATCTCGCGAAGATCAAGAAGCATTTCGACGCCCTTACGGAGTCGTTCGCGCGGATGGGGCCGATCATCGACCAGGCCTTCGGGCGGCCGGAGATCGCGGTCTCGGTAGATCTCGCGCGCCCGGGCGGCGATCGGAGCTTCGCGGTCGTCGCGGCGCGCCGCGGCGGAAAGGTCGAGATCCTCGATCGAATCGAGATCCATCGCGGAAACGTCGATTCTGTAAACCATCGCGAAGCAGGACTACGTTCGGTTTCCAAATCTGCGGCTGGTTTACAGGAAGGCGGGAAAATCGCGGGCGTAGAACAGCGGATCCTTGATACGCTCGCCGGCCTGGCCGACCTCGGCATCGATCGCCCGGACAAAGCGACGACCGCGGCGCTCGTCGGCTACCATCCGAACGCGAAGAGCTTCGCGAACGCGATCGGCGCGTTGCGCTCGGCCGGCCGGATCGCCTATCCGACCGCGGGCGCGATCGCGCTCACGGACGAAGGCCGGGCGATCGCCTCGAGTAACCTTGCGATCGGATCGGTCGCGGAGCTCCATCGGGTTTGGTTCGACAAGCTCGGCGCCGTCGCGCAACGGATCCTCGCGCCACTCCTCGACGCGTATCCGGAGAGCGTCGAGACGGCCGCGATCGCGAAGGCCGCCGGGTATCACCCGAACGCGAAATCGTTCGCGAATATGAAGGGCCGTCTGCGTACGCTCGGGCTTGTCGACTATCCGGGGCCCGGGCAGATGGTAGCGACTGCGGTCCTCTTTCCGGAGGGCTTGCGGTGAACGACGAAGAGAAAATGGCCGCGTACATCCGCGAGGCGAACGCGGCGCGCGAGCGCGAGCGCGAGTATCAGCGGATCAAGAAGCAGGCGAAGACGTTCAAGCTCCCGCTACCGCGGCGCGAGATCTCGCAGAGCGATTCCGAGCGGCCGACGTTCCTCGCCGCGTGCGCCGTCGCCGGCGTACCGGAGCCGGTCTCGGAATGGCAGTTCGCGCGGCCGGCGCGCGCGTGGGCCTTCGACTACGCGTGGCCGGAGGTTCGGCTCGCGCTCGAGGTCCAGGGCGGGATCTTCAGCTTCGGGCGGCATACGACGGGCGAGGGGTTCGGCCGCGATATGGAGAAGTGGAACGCCGCGGTCGCCCTCGGCTGGTTCGTGATTTTCTGTATCCCGGGCGAGAAGAACAAGGTCGCGCTGACGCCGAAGCGGCGCGAGATCTCGTGGCAGATCCCGGCGCTGATGAACCTCGACACCGCGCGCATGGTCCGGCGCGTCTTCGACGAGCACGCTAAACTACGATTCAGGGAGGCGACGCCATGAGTGGAGGAAGTTGGAACTACGCCTATCGCGCCGTCGAGGAAATGTCCGAGAGTCTCTCGAGGTCCGACGTCGCTGAACGCCGGGCCTTCGGCGCGCTGCTCGCGAAGGTCGGTAAGGCGATGTATGCGATCGAATGGGTCGACTCCTGCGACTGGAAGCGCGGAGATGAGATGGATCCGATCCGTACCGCACTTGGTGATCATGCGGCGGCGCTAGTGCTCGACGCTGCGGCCACGACGCTGAGTGAGTATATCGCCCGCGCCCGTGCAACGCTCGCGAAGTATACGCCGCCGGCCGCGCCGACCAGCATGACCATTATGGATTCCGTTGCGACCGACACCGCGAAGGAGATCGCCGAGATCGCGCGCCGGCGCGTCGAGCTGATTATGACGAACCGCGAGAAACTCTGCGAAGCGTTCATTGCCGAGACGGGACTCAAGCCAAGCGAATGCGAGCTCGTCGAAGATACGAGCGATCCCTACCGGACGGTGTTGTCGATCAGGCCGCGGACGCCGCGTACCATCGCGATCGAAGAGGTACAGATCAGCGATCGCGAAGCTCTCGCGGAAGATATACAACGACTCGTTGAAGGTCCGATGCGTCCGCCGAGCCGTTACGATATCGCGGACGGCTTGCTCGCGCTCGGCTACCGGAAGGTCGTCGAGGTCGTCCAGTGAAGCCGCGAGTAGAATGGGTTGCCGAAATGGCCGAGCCGGTTCGCGCGCAGGAGCTCATTCCGCCGTCGCCGGCGACGGACGCGTCGACGATCGCCGCGCTCACGGCGCCGCGCTGCCACTGGTCCGAGCGGTAGTGGGCGCGCTCGCTCGGCCCGCAGGCGGATACGCTTTTCAACGAGCGGGTCGTCGCGCTCGTCGTACTGGTCCTCGCGGAACTCCTCTCCGCACTCTATCTCTAGCCCCGAGGTTCTCCGATGCTCGCCTCCGACGGTCCCCGATTCCGTACGCCGAAGAACGCGCTGATCGCCTTCCTCGTCCTCGCGCTCGTCGTCCCGTTCTATTTCCTGCTTTGGGTCGATCGCGCCGCCACGCAGTGCCCGGTATTTAATACGCCGCCATCGACGAAGGGCAAGCCATGAAGCCGTCGATCGACGAGCTCGTCGCGCACGCGAATACGATCGCGACGACCGCGGGACGTGACGCGCTCGCGCTGATCGTCGACGTCCGCGATCCGCGGCCGGCCGGCGCGGTGAACGCGCTCTGGCGCTTCCTCGTCGCTCGAGGCGCCGCGAAATGACGCAAGCCCCGGAAGTGAACTTCGTCGTCTCGCTCGCCGGCGGCATCATCGGGATGACGATCGCGAACGTCGCGCACGGCTTCGGCCGGGCATGGCTCCGCGATCGCCGCTCCGGGAAGCTCGAGCGCATGGTCGCGGCCGAGCTCCTCTCGAGAGGACTGAGGATCCGCGCGATGCAGATGCAAACCGTTGGCGACGTCGTCCCGCCGCGCCCGACGCCCGCGGCTGCGAAGGCGGTCGCTGATCAAATCGAAATCACTATGCGTCAGGAGGACTAGCCCGATGCCGCGCGAAGTCGAATACATCGAAGTCCCCGCGGGCACGCCGCCGGCGGAATGCATGGGTGCGCGCCGCGGCGGATCGTGTACGGCCGTCATCTTCTGGATCGAGCGCGCCAGTCGCAACAAGAAGACGCCGGACCGCATCGTCCGGATCCCCGTCGACTGCGACGCCGACGACCAGTGTTACGCGCCGACCGCGAACGAAGCCGGGCTCGGGATCTCGCATTACACGACCTGCCCGGACGCCGGAAAGTTCTAGCCGTTTCTCACCCGTCCCACCGTCCCTCACCTCTCGGAGCTCGAAACCGTATGCCGTCGTACAACATTAAGACCACCGCGGAGCAGCGCGAGATCATCGACGTCGCGCTGAAGAACCAGAAGAAGCTCGCGCAGGACGCCTACTCGCTGCTCAAGCGCCTCGGAAAGTCCGAAGCGCCGGCGACGGAAGCGCAGGGCGCGGTCGAGTATCTCATGGACACGTTCAAGGCCATGAATATCGGCGAGCGCGACGCGAAGGACTGGGAGATCAACCAGCAGGGGGCCGAGCAGCTCCGCGCCGCGTTGGTGAACTTCTCCCGGCAGGCCGCGAAGCAGAACGAGAGTGCGCACCAGTTCACTCTGATGACGGATCTCTCGAAGAAGACGAAAGCCGTACAGGACGTATTCGACCAGGTCAGCGAGCAGTTGAACTTCGGCCTCATGCCGATCGGCGCCGCGGTCGAGGAGATGAACGCGAAGCCGCCGCGCACCGACGAGGATGGCGAGGACGGTGATCTCGCGAAGGACGATGGCGTTCAGCCGGCGCCGCACCGCGGACGGCGCTCGAGCGCGGGGAGCGATCCGCTCGTTCTCGCCGACGGTGGCGCGAAGTCGCGCGTCGCACGGCCACCCCGAACGGCCGGCGCAAAGACGATGGCGATGATGGGGCGAGGCCGCCGCAAGAAGTAGTCGGACAACACTTTGCGCGATGTAACGCCACCCGTAACGCCATCACTGTTACAAGTAACGCTCTGTATGTAGGTGTGTCTGTAGGTGGAGTTGTAGTGGTAGTTCCTCCTACTGGCGCGAGTAACTACGGAGCGTTACCGTAACGGCCCCTTATCGTTCGCCACCATCCGATCTGAGGAACGCCCGATTGTATTCCAAGCTCTTTTCGTCGATTCTCGATTCCTCGATCTGGCTCGAGGACGATTCCACGCGTATTGTCTGGCTCACCTTTCTCGCGGCGAAAGACGGCGAAGGGTTCGCGCGCTTTGCGGCGATCGAAAATCTGGCGCGGCGCGCGAACGTCTCCATCGAGAAGGCGACGCATGCGGTCGAAGTGCTCGAAGCGCCGGACGTGAACAGCAGTAGCCAGGCGCACGACGGGCGGCGGATTGAACGCGTACCCGGCGGGTGGATGGTCCTCAATGCGAAGATTTACGACGACATGGTTCGCCGGGACGACGAGCGCGCCGCCACGCGCGAGCGGGTCCGGATCCACCGCGACCGGAAGCGTCAGGGGGTGGATCCGTCGGCGCCGGAGATCGCGGCGGATTGCGTCGAGGTGGTCGACGATGCGTTCGAGCGCGCCTGGACGCTTTACCCAAGCCGCGGCGACCACGGCAATCCAAAATCGACGGCGCTGAAAGCGTGGCGGGCGCGCCTGCGCTCGGGCGTGAAGCCCGAGGAGCTCTTGAACGGCGTGATGCGCTACGCCGCCTTTGTGCGCGCCAAGGGGAACGAAGGCACGGAGTTCGTGAAACAAGCCTCGACGTTCTTTGGGCCCTCGAAGTTTTGGCTCGAACCATGGAATCCGCCGACGCCCCGCAATGGGAGTTCGCGCGAGGCGCGGAATGACGCGGAGATCGAGGCCTTCGCCCGTGGCGAGTGAAGGGGCGATCTCGACGATGATGAAGCTCTTCTCGCAAAACTTTGCGGGCACCGTCACGAAGGAGCGGTGTCGGCTCTTTCATGCGGCGCTGCTCGAGGCGACGGACGAACAGGTTATGGCTGCCACCAAGCGGATCCTCGCCGAACATCGCGGCGAGTTCTTGCCGCCGGTGGCGTTGGTGCGCGACGCGATCGGTCTGAACGACCGCGGCAGCGCGATCGACCTTGAGAAGACGCTGCGCGCGATCTCGCATCTCGGCGAGACGCATCCGAACTCCGGCCGCTGGCGGGCGCCATCGACGAATCGCGTCGAAATGGTCCTCGGATCCGCGATTGCCGAAGCCTACGGCGAAGCCGGCGGCCCTTTGCTCTTCTCGGACAACCAGACGACGCGGGAGATTGCGGAACGGGAGTTCGTCCGGGGACTCTCCCGCGCGGTCGTGCGGCGCGGGTCGGACGCGATCGCCCTCCCGAAGTCGGCGCCGGTCGCGGCGCAGGCCGGCCGGATCACGGTTCCCTTTCTCCCCGGCACCATGCACCCATGACCGACGACGAACTGAAACGCCACGCGGCCGCGACCGTGGCCGCCATCTTCGGCGAGCTCTCCTGCTCCGTCGTCGACGCGACGATCCCGGAAACCGAAGTACTGGCTGTGACCTGCTCGCTGCGCGAGTGGATCGTGTTCAATGCGTTCACCGCGACCTTGTTCAAGGCGCTGGCGAAAGCGCAGGCTGACGTTGGCGTGAACGATCCGCTCTTTACGCGCGCACGGGCCGCGATGGCGAAGATCGAAGCGCAGGTCGATCGGATGAATCGCGTGATTGCCGAGCAAACGAAGGCCCGGCCCGCATGATCGACGCCGCGCAGGTCGAGCGCGATCGCGCCGAGGCCGAACGCTGCAAATACCAGCGCGGCACGCAGGGCGTCTGGGCGCGGCGCTGGCTCGCGCTCTACGACTGGACGCACGCCGCCGATCGCACGGCCGAGCTGCTCGGCGTCCGCGCGCCGGCGCCGCGATCGGAGATCACACAGAGTTGACGTGTCCCGAAGTACCCTCCCCAATAGATAGGAGATCGACCCGATGACGACGGACGTTACGAAAGCTCCGACCCCGATCGAGTTCAAACTCATCCCGCTGGCCTCGATCATCGAGAGTCCATGGAATCCGCGGCATCATTTCGATCCGGTGAAAGAGGCGAACATGAAGGCCTCGCTCATCGCGCACGGCCAACTGACGATCGCGCTGGTGCGGCCCATCGCGGGCGGGAAGTTCGAGCTCGCCGCCGGGCATCGCCGGTTCCGCGGGGCGAAGGCGGCCGGCCTCGCGACGCTCCGGTGCGAAGTGCGCGAGATGGAAGACGGCCCGTTCTGCGAGATTCTCGGGATTGAGAACGACGAACGCGATAACCTGCACCCGCTGGATCAAGCGGAATCGTACAAGCTGCTGATGGAGCATTCCGGGTACGACGTAGCGAAGATCGCGGAACGGATCCAGCGGAGCCACGACTTCGTCCATGATCGCCTCCGGTTACTGCAACTCATTCCGGCGCTTAAGGCGGACTTCCTCGCCGGGCGGTTCCTGCTCGCGCATGCGATTCTCCTAGCCAAGCTCTCGGACGAGCAGCAGGCAAAGGCGATGTCGACCCGCGTCGCGCACGCGGGGATGAGCCGCACGATCGGTGGCCTGTATCGCGATCAGGAGGCGACGCTTGATAAGGGCGAGTTTCCGTTTGTTCCGGTTTCTCCGGCGGAGCTGCAGGAGTGGATCAACGACAACTGCCGGTTCGAGCCGGAGGCGGTGCAGCTCGAGGAGGATTTCCCCGAGACGGCCGCGTTGCTCGAGTCCGCGCAGGAGACCGGCGTCAAGACCGTCTACATCACGGACGGCTATCAGGTCTCGCAGGGCGCGCGCGATGTGAACGTGAAGACGATTCCGGAACGTTCGTGGAAACGAGCGGACGGTGAAGAAGGCTCGAAGACCTGTGACAAGGCCGTCGTCGGGATCTATGCCGATGGCGATCGGCGCGGGGAAGCGATCGGCGTATGCGTCAGCAAAACGAGCTGCACCGTGCATTGGGGCGCGGAAGTGAAGGCGCGGCACGAGCGCGAGGCGAAGCGGGAGAAGAATCCGAATGCGACCGCGGGCAAGCCGAAGAAGGCGAAGGCCCTCAAACCCTATACGCCGGCGCAGATCAAAGCGAAGCGCACGACGTCGATCCGGGTCGCGGCCGCGAAGCCGATGGAGGCCGTCCTCGAGCGCGCGCACCTGAAACCGTCACGCCAGCTCATCGCGGCCGCGCGCACGTGGGCGACGAAACAGGCCCGCGTGAAAGGCTCCTTGAGCGCCGAGCAACTCATTGTCGCGCAGTTCGCCGCGCGGTTCGGGAGTATCGAATGGGTGCTCCGCGAGCGGATCGGCGAGCTCAAGATCTTCGGCGTCGACCAGGTCCTTAAGATTGTGAAGGTCGACACCTGCATCTATTGCGGATGCGGCGCCGAGAATGCGTGTGATTTGGGCTACAACCCGAAGACGTACGGCCGCCTCCGCTGCAACTGGATCTCGAAGGCTCCATTCGTCTGCAGCAACCCGGTCTGCGTCGCCCAACATGAGAAGGCCGGCGGAAAGCTCGACGCGAAGGCGAAAGCCGCCGTCGGCGCCGCGGTACTAGACGATGCGGCCGCGGCCGACGACTTCGACGACGAGGACTGAGGCAATGACGAGCCCGGCGCAGCACGTCCTTTTCCACGACGATAGTGCGAAGCTCGCCGGCGTCGCGGCCGCGTGGTGGCGCGCGCGGATCGAGGCGCCGAAGTTCGACGCGATCGGGTCGACGCAGCGCGACGCGCCAATGCATCTCGCGCAAGATCTCGCCGCGATGAACGTCCGCGCCGCCTCGGGCGAACAGTTCATCGCGTTCGAGCGCGAGCTCACGAAGGTCCTCCTCGAGCGGCGGCCGCTGATCGTCGACGTCGACTACGATCCCGACGATACGCTGTGGGCCGCGGCGAAGGAGGCCGAGGTCGACCGGAGTCGGTTCCCGTGGAAGACGACGATGTGGATGGACTGGCGCGCGGGCCGGATCCGGACGCGCAGCGGGTACGGGCGGCCGATCGAACCGCTCTGGCCGGAGGTCCAGTAACGCCGATGATCATTCTCTTTGACGTCGAAACCACCGGCGCCGGCGAGGGCGCCGAGATCATCGAGGCCGCGGTCGCCGAGGTCACGATGCCGGCGGGCGAGACGCCGTATCTGATCGCGCTCGGCGACGTGCGCGTCCAGCGCTACAAGCCGACGAAGCCGATCGACTTGGGCGCGCTCGCCGCGCATCATATTCTCGAGGCGGAGCTCACGAACGAACCGCCGGCGTCGACGTTCGCGCTACCGGCGGAGACGAAGCTCATGATCGGCCATAACATCGACTTCGATTGGAAGATGGCCGGGTCGCCGCCGATCCACCGCGTCTGTACGCTCGCCCTCGCGCGCTCCGTCTGGCCGACGCTCGACACCTACAGCCAGGGCGCGCTCCTCTATCACTTGCTCCCGCATCACGTCGCGCGGGAGAAGCTCGTCACGGCGCATAACGCGGAGACGGACGTCCGGAACCTCTTCCTCGTCCTCTCGGCGATCTGCGCCGTCCTTCAACCGAAGTCGTGGCGCGAGCTCTACCGATTCGGCGAGGAGGCGCGGATCCCGAAGTTCATCACGTTCGGGAAGCACAAGCCGAAGCCGGGCGAGGCGCCGAAGCCGTTCACCGAGCTCCCGCGGAGTTATCGCGAGTGGCTGCTCAAAGAGCCGGAGATGGATCCCTACGTCAAGGTCGCCGTCCGGCGGTCGTTCGGGATGGCGGACGTCGAATGAAAGAGCGCCCGATTCTCTTCTCCGGCGCGATGGTCCGCGCGCTCCTCAATGGCTCGAAGACGCAGACGCGGCGCGTCGTCCGGCCGCAACCGCCGGCGCAGGCCGTGGACGCCGGCGTCATTATCTCGAACAGTGCGTCGAACGGCGAATGGAGCTGGCTCGACGATCCG